CTCATTACCAACTCATTACCAACCAATCAACACTTCAGGAGATACAGATGACTAAGATTGAGTTCTATAGAATGGATCAATACCCATCGTGGGAAGCTGCGCGTGAGAAGGGCGCTGTGTTTTGCAAGACTCTGAATGAAGATAACGAGTACTCAGACGAGGCGCTTTCCGATGCGCTGGATGTCTTGCACACAGCTTGCAAGATGATGGACCCGAACGTAGAGATCGACACTCGCGTGGTGAGGAGCGATCCGGTTGTATTCCAGTTGTATGTCTGGGCTGAAGATGTGAACGACATTGTGCGTATCGTCTGGGCGAACCCATCTAACGGTGAGTCGGGCTTCAATCAGGTCGAAGCACGGAACGCCCAGACCGAGATCGACTTCTTGAGGGGCAAGGGTTGCCGCATCCATTCCGTTGGCCCAGCCATAGACAACACTTCAGGAGAAGACGAATGACTAATGAACTGACCACCGAGCAAATCGCCTTCCTGCGTGGATTGCGCGATCAAGGCTGCGCTGTCTGCGTATTCCTGCCACATGAGATGCCTAACTCATCGCAAGAAGATGTGGAAGACATGATGTGCCAAGCAGGATGGAGGCAGATCAACTTCGACGCGCCCGATGGCGCACCAATCAGTCTTTAACCCTTAACCAACCAATCAACACTTCAGGAGAAGACGAATGACTAAACAAGTTCATTACGCATGGGTATGCGTCGGTCACAACAAGGACGCTCAAGAGCCCACGTGGTTCTATGCGTTCCGCACACCAGAGAAGGCTATTGAATTCACAAAGAAAGCCGCCGCGCATTCCAACCCAGAGATCGCCACCGTTGAGTGGGTTTCGTATGCGTGTGTGCTGGATGAGGTGGATGCAACCATCACCAGCATGGAACACGCCGTGCGCGTGGAGGAGCAAGTCTGGGATTGAGCGACAGCTACCCGTGAGAAAGTGCGGTAAGACGCTTGACACATACGTCAATATCCCCTATAATGGACGCTCAAGCCGCGAGAGTGCTTGAGCTATGACAGTGTGTGGCAATCAGTTGTTTAACCGTTCCGGTGTTCCGGAACACTTAGTTAAGGAGAGTGAGCATGGGAAAAATGAAAGAGTTGGCAATGGAGATGGGTCTGCTAGACGATGACTACATCGAGGCCGAAGTCACCCCTGTGGTGACGTTCCCCCCTGTGCGCGTTGGCAAGCGTATCAGTGTGCATACGTTGCGTTTGGCTTCGCGCAATCCGGAAGCGTTCCTCAAGTGGTGCGAGGATCGCACTCCGTTCAGCAAGCGGTATCTCGCTGAGTGGCAAGACCCCATCGAGGGTTATACCGTGCATCACGCACGGTATCGTGTTGCAGACTGGAACATCACGTTCCTGCTGGAGCGTGGCGAGATCACGCAGTTCAGCTATGACCACCTGACCGAGGGACTGTAATGAAACCATTGTGCAAACAATGCGGCGAAGCGTTCGCTACCGCTAGACATTATGCGGGCTACCGTATCTGCATGACCTGTGGCGAGAGCAAGGCGCAAGCCGATAGGAAGGGGTGGACAGTCGCCCCTATGAGCAAGAGCAACTATATGTTGTTCACCGACACGACCCTGCTCAAGGGTCTCAACAAGTACTCGAATTCTTAACCCCAACTGGAGCCTGCAATGAAGAACACAAAATTGATTATGACTTCCATCGACAAAGATGATTTGTTTGACGAGGCGATGGACGAGTTCTTTGCGTACAAACTTTATCTTGTGCAACGCAAGGCAAACGGGGACGACCCCGAGTTCACTGTGGTGCTGGCTGAGACCGCCCGTAAGTTTGACAACCCTGAGTTTGCTCAGCGCATGAGGCGTCTCCTCATTACCGCCGCTGAACTGCAAACAGAAATGCTTAAGTAAGACTTCTGCCAACCCCGAAACATTAACTAACCACCAAGGAACGATATGGAACTCCAACTCGAACAACCCAAGCACGTGATCTCGCTGCATACCGCAGCTAAGATCGTTACCGTTGTGGTCCGCACGTGGTCTGCCACCAAGCGTGACAAGACCATCAGCAACGAAATCACTAGCAGCAAGAAGGCATCCGCAGAGTCCGGTGATTTCACCAAAAAGTTAATGGCAGGGAATGCCACGCACAAAGCATTGTGCAATCACAGGCAGACCGTCGCTAACTGGCTTCAAAGGTTCACTTATGAGTGGGCTGGCAAAGCGAGGATCTTGCCGGGGGTGGACATCATCAAGTTCCACAATGAATACAACGTGCATAAGGCGACGTTCGATGGACTGAAAGCCAAGTTCTTGGGTGAGTACAAGGGCATCATCAGCAACATGGCATTCGAGCTTGGCGATATGTTCGACCCGAGCAACTACCCTAGCTTGGCGTCCGTCGATGCGAAGTTCTCTATGGACTACCTTATGACGGACGTTCCACAGAATGACTTCAGGTCATCTATCGCTTCTGAGTTGGCGGAAGACTTACATAACCATTACCAAGACCAAACGCGGAAGATCATCGACGCTGCGATGGGTCAGGCGGCTACGCGCCTGTTGGTGTTCGCTGAGCGTATCTCTGCGAGTTGCACTGAGGCGCAAGACGAGATCCTTGATGACGGCACTGTCAAGAAAGCTCGCAAGAAGAAGATCGTCGATCACACGTTCGATCAAGCACGTGAGTTGTGCAACGTGCTCAAGGACTTCAACCTGAATGGCAACGTGCAGTTGGAGGAGGCGCGTAGCGCGTTGGAACTCACGTTGCGTAACGTAAGCACAGAGAACTTGCGTGAGTACGCCAGCACACGCAAGGCTGTTAAGACAGAGGTGGATGACATCCTGTCTAAGTTCGGCTCACTCCGTACACGTGCGGAGGATGAGGATGAAGATGAAGAATGACAACAATGGCGAGTTGTTTGTATGGCTGGCGATGGTTCTCTCCGTCGTCGTTTTATGTTTAGACCTTTTCTATTGGAGACCATAATGGGTATCAGCAAAACCATGATGCTGGAGCAAGCAGAAAGAGAACAGAAGCAGGAGTTCTTGAACTCTCTTATGAGAGACAAAGCCGAGGAGATCTACAACATCATCGAGGAAGAAGGGTACGGGGGAGCGGAGTTCCTGTACATCCTCTGTGCCCTGCTGGTGGGAGCGGCATCGACGATTGGCTTTACCCCAGACGAAATTCGGACCGGAGTGGAATCTATATTCCAACAAGACGAGGTTTTTGATGGAGTGAAGTCGGTGATTCGCAGCGCCAACTAAGTGAAAGTCAAGGACCGCAAATCACCTGATTTGCGGTCCTATCAGAGTTAACAATTCAGTAAACAAAGAAGGATTAAATCATGTCTACAGTTCAATTCTCCCCACGTGTCACCCTTGCCGACGCTGCCGACATCATCGAGGTGATCGGTGATCAGGCCACTGTCATCCTCATGGGCGAGCCGGGGATCGGCAAAACCCAGATCTTGAAGACGCTCGAAGAGCGTATGGGTGATGAGTATGATTATGTGTATGTCGATTGTCCTGTGAAGGACATGATGGATCTGGGGGCCAACATCCCCAACCACGCGACTCGCTCGCTTGAGTACTACGTTGCTGGCCTGTTCAAGATGGGCAACGGACGCAAGAAAGTGATCATGCTCGACGAGTTCCTGAAAACGGACAAGATGATGCGTAAGTTGTTTACGCGCCTCATCTTGGAGAAGCACGTGGGTGACGAGGCGCTGCCCGAGGGTTCGATTGTGATTGGTACATCCAACAATACAACGGACGGCGTGGGCGATGTGTTGGAGGGCCACGTTGGTTCGCGGATCGTCAAGATAGATGTCAGCAAGCCATCGGCTGAAGAATGGTGCTCATGGGCTGGGCGCAAGGGGGTCTCGGCACTGATGCGCGCATGGGTGTCGTTGAACCCGAAGTGCATGGCATCGTACCTCGATGGCAATCAGGACGATAACCCCTATATCTTCAACCCCCGCAAGGGAGGCAAGCAGTACGTCTGCCCGCGCTCGCTCACCAAGGCGGACGTTGCGATTCAGCGTAAGGGCAAGCTGAGCGAGAAGCAGTTGATGGCAGTCCTTAGCGGTGCGCTGGGTGAGTCTGCTGCGCGTTCGATCAGCGCGTTCGTGCAGATGCAGCACAAGGTCAAGACGTTGGAGCAAGTCTTGGCTGATCCGAAAGGCATTGATGTCCCACAAGATATCGCTGTGCAGATCATGTGTATGTTCGAGGCGGTGGACAAGCTGAAGACTCAGGACGAGTTGTCGGCGTTCATGGAGTTTGTCAATCGGATCAAGTCCGAGGAGGTGCAATCAATCTTCTTCACTATGATGTCCCGTGATCGTCTGAAGTTGTCTCGCCACAACCAGCAGATGAACGACTGGATCCAGAAGAACTTTGAGATCCTGTGAGTAAAACAACCCTTCGGGGTTGTCGGAAGTCTTAACTACAAGGAACGATATGGAACTCGAAACAAGAATCAAGAAGGCGCACATCCACCTGATGAAGTCGCCAGAGACCGCGCTCTACTCGGGCGTGATGATGATGGGCAAGACCGAAGTGCGTGATACGAAGATCACTGCATACACCAATGGCGTAGACAAAATCTATGGCCGTGAGTTCTCAGAGAAGCTCAGCGATCAAGAACTGCGTGGTCTCATCATGCATGAGAACCTGCACGTAGCGTTGCGCCACCTGATCCACAACAAGGATCTGTTCAAGCGTAACAAGAAGATCGCCAACTTTGCCGCTGACTATGTGGTCAACGGGATCATCCGAGACTTCAAGGATCAGAACTTGTGCAAGCTGCCCAAGGGTGCGCTGGTAGACGACAAGTATCGTGATATGTCTATGCGAGATGTCTACAAACTTCTTGAGAAAGAAGCGTCCGAGGAACCCGATGAGCCCGAGGATGGTGATGAGCCCGAGGATGGTGATGAGCCGGGGGATGATGGCAAGAAGCGTGAGCCGGGGGATAAGGGTAAGCCCGAGGATGACAAGGATGGTAAGGGCGGTAACAATACGTCAGACCCATTCGACGAGCATGACGTAGATAGCGTGTCCGACGATCCGGAAGTCTTAAAGGACATGAACGATCAGATTGATAACGCTATCCGCGAAGGTGGCATCCTCGCTGGTAGGTTGGGTGTGAAGCTGCCTCGCTCTATCGAGGAATCGTTGGAGCCTGTCATCGACTGGCGTACCGAGTTGCAAGAGTTCGTTAACTCGACGATGAAGGGGAACGACGAATATACGTGGCGGAAGTTCAATCGTCGCGTGATTGATGTAATGCTGCTGCCGACTACGGAGAATGAGAAAGTATCCGAGTTGATCGTTGCGTGTGATACGTCTGGCTCTATCGGTGCGAAGGAACTCTCAGTGTTTGCTGGGGAACTAGCTTCAATTTGCGAGTCGGTTCAACCTGACGCTGTGCGGGTATTGTGGTGGGACACGATGGTTCATGGTGAGCAAGTGTTTACCGAGAACTTCGAGAACATCGCTACGCTGCTCAAGCCGCAGGGTGGTGGCGGTACTAACGTATCATCAGTGTCTAGGTATATTGTAGAGAAGGGCTACGCACCTGATTGCGTGGTGGTGTTCACCGATGGTTATGTCGAGACAACAATCGACTGGAAAGTATCTGCCCCGACGCTGTGGATGGTGACGATGAATCACCGCCGTCAGTTTCCCGGTAAGGTTGTTACGTTCAATCAGTAACGTAAGTTTAGTGTCCCAAAACTAGTTCAATTCAGTGGAGAAAACAATGTACGACTTCAAATCTTTCGTATTCGACGAACCCAATACCCGCGAGATCAACGAATACTTGAATGAGCCTTCGTCCTACCGCGAAGCCTTAGCTAAGTTCACTGTCGAGTTCTGCACCTCGTTCGGGTGCAAGGTTGATGGCATCCATGCAGGGACTATTGCGTTAGTAACTCCCGCAGGATATCTTGGTGGATATCTCTCGGTTGAGGAGAAGTACAGCCGCAAGGACGGGAAGCGCGATGTTCTTTACATATATCGCAATGACATGGAGGTCAAGAAGGAGCGTGGTATGGGGGGCGAGCGGTACAAACGCTCCTCCACGAAGCTGTCCACTCTGATCAAGTCCATTCGTACCAAGAACGAGGAACCGAAAGACATCACTTACAAGAAGTCTTATGCAATTCAGGTTGCCAATGCACTTGGCAATATCAAGTCTGACCGTAGACCTCCTGTCCCATCTTGCAGCAGCGACTTCTTGCTGGATCTTATCGAGATCGTATCGGGAGCCAAGGAAGTCACTTTCGAGATCAAGTCTTTGGCTGAGCACTATCACAAGGATCATCTGAAGAAGATGGAGATCCACAACTCTGTGGTTGACCATCGCAAGCGATTCGATGCGGGCGGTTTCCACATCATCGGATTGCTGGGCAATCGGCATAACAAAGATACGTTCAAGGACAAGCCGCGCTTCCTGATCGGTGAGTTCATAGGCTCTTCGACTGGCAAGTTCGAGGCCGGGGATCTGAATTTCAGAATCACCAACTCTGTCGGTGAAGACTCTCTTGTGCGCTCTGCCATGTTCCATGTGAAATCACGGTTCGAGAACCAGAACAACAATGCTGACAACTGCTTCAATGTTCCATACAGAGATGCGTTTGATGAGGAACTCGATGTGGTCTTTGGTTATACAAACCATGAAGTTGTATGGGTCTTGATTCCAAAAATGGCCGCAGCATGACCAAGGCTTTTCTACCGCTCATCAGCCCCGTAGGTCATTGGCATGACTCTGTGAACTACTACAGAGTCTTCATGCATTACATCGACAAACAACCGGAGCCTGTCTATGAATTTCACTTAGGCAACAACCAACTCGCACGGTATGTGGCTAGAACATTACCACCCGAGATGAAGGAAGCTGTTGCCATCATCAATTCAATCCCGTTCGAGTACTCACTAGATGCTAGATGGCAGGGGGTGTATTCAAACGTACACAGCCCTGATCTAGATCGCGTCGGGTGGCGAGTAGTGCCCAGCACACAGACCTTGAACTATGGGCTGATGTATATCATCGTAATGACTAAGGATTACTTACAAGGAATGAAGGATGGCAAAAACACCTGAAGGTCTAGTCAAAGAAAAGGTAGACAAAGTTCTTTATGAACTCGGGGCTTACTCTTGTAAGCCTGTCTCGGGCGGCTACGGGGCGTCGGGGGTTCCCGACATCCTTGCCTGTTATCAAGGAAGGTTCATCGGCATAGAGTGCAAAGCTAACGGCAACAAGCCTACGGCTTTGCAAGTACATAACTTAAAGCAAATCGTAGCGGCTGGAGGCATCGCCTTCGTCATCAACGAGGAGAGTGTGGTGAATCTTAAGTCAACAATTCTGGAGAGTGTGAAATGAGAGGAAGACTTCCAACACCTGATGAGCAACGAGCGCATCAAGAACTGAAAGACAAAGCTGTCAGAGCATGGATGACTGATCGCGGCGTGGGAACTAAGCCTTCGTCCTTCCCGGAAGTCTTACGTGTGGCCGTCAAGAGCACTAAGAACATCAAGAGGAAGAAATGAACATCACCCAACTCAAGCGTGTTCGTAGGTTGTTCAACGTGGACTATGTGCCCGTTGAAGTCAATAGATCAAACCAACGCAAATGGGTCCAAGCGATCCGTATGCTCGGTGATAAGTGGGTTCTTAGTCCAGCAAGTCAAAAGGAAATGAAATGAAGATATCTTTTAGCCAATGCATCTTTGAGCTGATCAAGAGCGAGCCGCATCTCACAGATGCAGAAGTACACGCCCGTATGTCGCTCAATCCCGATTACAAAATTGCTTCGGGCAAGAGTCTGCTCTACCGTATGGTCACTGTAAAGTATGTGCACCGTGACAAGAATGGTCGATTGACAGCGGTGATCTCAAATTACGCGCCATTGCCGCCGTACAAACCTCGGCCAAAGAAGAAAGCAAAGCCCAAGGCTACGCAGGGTTACGTACCCGCGACGGGTTTGGTGGCAGCAGCAAAGATCGCTCAACATAGGGCGCAAGAACTGAAGGAAGCCCAACTCAGGGGAATAGATCCGTATCGAGATCAATATCAATATCGCAACTCATCGGACATGGCGCACAAGAACGTACCGATACACATCGGCATTGAACCTAAGAAAACTTTCTGGCGTAAGTTGCGCGAGTTGTTTAGTGATTGATGGCGAAAATTACGAAAGGTTTTACTTGCCCGTGCGGAGCTTGGACAAGAGTTCTGTCCACCCGGATGGGCAAGATAAGGAGAAGGGAGTGTGCCAACTTGCATCGTTTCTATACCGAGGAAACGATCCTTGGCCCTTCAAGTATTCCATCCCCAACGACAAAAGAGGAGAAGAAAGATGATTCCAAAGGAACTGTGTAATGGATCTTGCAACGGCAAGAGGGAGAACTGCCCCGCACCGCAAGCGTGTGGCTGGCCTGAATATGAAGACGAAGACAAAGGTTTTCTTAGATCCATAGTGTTTATTGTGACAATGCTTGGCCTGATCATTTTCTGTGTGGGGGTGCTCACATGGCGTTGATCTGGAGATGCGCGACGCAAGCAGCAAGGGATTCGCTACGCAATAGAATACCGATTCAGGACATCCTGAAGACTACGGGAACGGGATGGGAGATCCCTAATAATATGCAACCCCCAGAAGATCTGACGGCGCGAGAACTAGCATCATGGGTCAGAGAAGTAGCTAGACCATGCGTGTCTTAGCGGTTGTCTTAAGTTTGCTGCTGTTGCTGTGCGCCTGTTCGCAGCCGCCTGAGATGCCTGAAGAAGATGAGAACGACATCTATCGTTGCTATCTCAACAAAGACGGTACGCTGCTCATCTGTCCCGAGAAGATAAAGCCGACGAAGGTTGCGCGTGATTGACTGGGAGAAGGCGCAAGAGATCGTCCACTTGCTTGAGGTGGTCAAAGAAGACAGCCGCCGCGATACTCTTAGGGCGCTGCTCAAGGCCGAAGGCTACCGACTGCCACGGGCTGTGCCTACGGATGTACTACTGGATCTACATAAACTTGCCGAATACATTCGGCTTAACACCAAACGGAGTGAATGATGAATCAAAAACTACTTGAAGAAATACGAGACAAGTGCGTCGTCCGTGAGGGGGGTTCAAGAATCTATCCAGAACTCTTCGCGGAACTCATCGTGCGCGAGTGTGCCAAAGTGATTGATGGACACTTCGAGCCTTCTTACGACGGCAAGATATTGCTTGACCATTTTGGGCTTGAGTGATGGTAAAGGCAATAGGGTTCACCCGCTTGTGCTGGGACTGCAAAGGCAAGAAAGTTGCCTTGGGCGGTAAGTTAGACAAAATGAAACTGTGGCGGTGCGCCGCTTGTGTAGGAGTTAACGTGAAGTGGGATATGAAAGATTTGTATAAAACTCAATGGCACAAAGGCCCACCACCGAGCATTGGCTGGTGGCCGACGAAGCATTACCACAGGAGGGACAGTGCGACTTACCGCTGGTGGGATGGTGAGGTGTGGTCATGGGCAGCATTTGCTCATGAGTCCGCAGCCAAAGCCGCACATTGGGCTTTGAAGAAAGAAACGATGCACGTAGATATCGAGTGGACAGACCGCCCTAAAAATTGGCCCGAAAGGAGTAAGACATGATTGAAGATGAGAAGGACATTGAGATCGCACGGCTTCGTAAGGCTTTGTACTACGAAGCTAACCGATTCCAGAGGATCGGGACGCACTCTCCCGACTGCTACAAGTGGGGTCCGCAACACTATGAATGCGCGATGCGGCATATTAAAGAACTTGAAGAAGATCCTCAATTCGCTAAAGCCCTCGGCCCATGCGGTAAGTGAAGTATGAAGATGGACAGACGCTATTTAGATTCGGAGGAATCCATGCAACAGAATCCCAATGATGTTCAGGTAGGTGGCAGTCACTATAAAGATAAAAGTATTCAGCCGTGGGATTACATCGTTCAGAACAAGATCCCGTATCTGGAAGGGAACATTATTAAGTACGTCAGCCGCTGGCGTGAGAAGGGTGGGATCGACGATCTACGCAAGGCGCAACACTACCTATCCAAGCTGATCGAGACCGAAGAAACGAAATGAATCTTATAACCATAGACTTTGAGACTTACTACGATAAGTCTTATTCTCTAATGCGCCTCACGACAGAGGAGTACATACAGGACGAGCAGTTTCAAGTCATTGGGTTCAGCATCAAGATTGACAACGGCCCCTCAATTTGGTATTCCGGGAACCACGAAGTCTTAAGTAGCCACCTCAAGCGGTACAACTGGCGGAATAGCGCAGTGCTTGCCCACAATACGCTGTTCGATGGGGCGATCCTGAAGTGGATATTCAAGATCACGCCTAAGTTCTATCTTGATACCCTATGCATGGCGCGGGCGATTCACGGCGTAGATGCTGGTGGGTCGCTCGCTGCTCTAGCCCTCCGATACAACATCGGAGAAAAGGGTACGGAGGTGGTCGATGCCAAGGGTAAGCGGCTCGAAGACTTCGAGGCTAAGGACTTGGCGCAATACGGTGCTTACTGCTGTAATGACGTAGAGTTAACATACTCACTGTATAACTTACTCAACGAGGGTTTTCCCGCAATCGAATTAGGTTTAATTGATCAAACCTTGAGGATGTTCATCCAGCCCAAGTTATACGTTGACGAGGAGATCCTGCATCTTCGCATGGCAGATCTGATCCATGATCGTAGGGAGTTGCTGGGGAAGCTACGGCAAGAGCTAGGGTGCAACTCTGATGAGGAAGTATCCAAGAAACTATCCAGCAACAAACAATTCGCAGAAGTACTCTTAGCTTTTGGTATAACCGCCCCCACTAAGATCAGCCCCGTCACGGGCAAAGAGATGCCCGCCCTTGCCAAGAAGGATGAGGCTTTCCTAAAGCTGTGTGAGCATGAGAACGTGTTCATCCAACAGTTGTGCGCTGCTAGGCTTGGTGTGAAGTCAACTCTGGAAGAGAAACGTATACAGAGATTTATTGACATTGGGCGCAGGAACAATGAGCGTCTACCGATCCCGCTGAAGTATTACGGCGCACACACGGGGCGATGGGCTGGATACGACAAGGTTAACTTTCAGAATCTTCCTAGCCGTGACGTTAAGAAGAAGGCGCTGAAGAACGCTATCGTTGCGCCCACCGGATTTACAGTGATCAACTGTGACTCATCACAGATCGAGGCGCGGGTGCTTGCATGGCTGGCAGGGCAGGATGATGTCGTCAAGATGTTCGCTGAGAAGCAAGACGTATACAGGGCTATGTCGTCAAAGATCTATACGTGCAAACCGGAAGACGTAACTAAGGAGCAGCGGTTCGTGGGCAAGACCGTGGTTCTCGGGTGCGGTTACGGCACGGGCGGCGTCAAGCTGCAATCTACATTGGCTACCTCAACGCCACCGATGGTGTTGGATGAGGAAGAGGCCAAGCGGATTGTCGATGTGTATAGAACAGAAAACGACAAGATCAAAAGTCTATGGGGTGCTGGCGACAAACTCTTGAACGCGCTGATCCAAAACGAGTTCAAAGGTAGAGAACTTCAGTTCGGTGAGCATGGGTGTGTCTGGTACGGTAAAGATGGCATCTCCTTGCCGAATGGATTGCACATTCGATACCCTGATCTCCATAAGAAAACAGAAGTAGATGAGGAGACCAAGAAGACAACTTCGACGAAGACTGTGTACAAGTCTCGCAAGGGGCCAGTGTATATCTGGGGCGGCACGGTGGTTGAGAACGTAGTGCAAGCTCTAGCCCGCTGCATTGTGGGCGAGCAACTGATGAACATAAGTAAGTTATACGATGTCGCCCTGACCGTGCACGACTCTGTGGTGTGCGTGGTTCCAACCGATGAGCTAGATGAGGCTATGGCGCAGATCACTGGTATCATGTCCACCGCCCCACGTTGGGCTCCGGGGCTTCCCATTGCGTGTGAGGCCACCTTTGGACTTAGCTACGGAGACTGCTAATGGAAGTATCAGAACTCAAGTGGTCTTACTCTGGTATGAAAGACTACCAGAATTGCCCTAGACAATACCATGAGGTAAAAGTCCTCAAGCAGTACCAGAAGCAACCTACCAAGCAGATGCTATACGGCACTGAGGTACACGCTGCGCTTGAGAACTACGTCAAGGATGGAGCCCCCCTAGCCAAGAACTACGAACGGTTCGAGGGTATGGTCTCTTCCCTTGCGGAGATAGAGGGCGAAAAGTTCCCTGAGTTCGAGATGGCCCTGACCGCTGACAAAGAACCATGCGGTTTTAGCGCAGACAACTATTGGGTTCGCGGAATCGCTGACTTGCTCATCGTGAATGGCGATACGGCGTTTATCGTTGACTACAAGACAGGCAGCAACAAGTACCCAGATCCCAAGCAGCTTCAGTTGATGGCGCTAATGGCTTTTGAATACTTTCCTGAAGTAAACCACATCAATGCCGGTCTACTGTTCGTGATGCACAATCACTTCGTTACGTCAGAATACAAGCGTGAGTCGAAAGAAAAACTTTGGGATGAGTTCATGCCTACATTGAAGCGCATGAGCACCTCGTTCAAGAACGGTGTCTGGCAAGAAAAGCCGACTGCTCTGTGCGGGTGGTGTCCCGTCCATACGTGTGATTTTTATAAGGTTAAATGATGATTGAAGATACAGTAGTCGATTACGCATATCCCTGCATGATGGCAGAGAATGCATTGAAGGCCGTGCACGATGCCGCACTGCACAACAACTATGATGAGGCAATCGAGGCTGCTACTATGGCAATCACTGAATTGCGCGTAGCGATTGTTTCGCTTAAGATCATGAAAGAGAACCGGGGCTAGGTGCATCATTCGGGAGTCGGTGAACGCCTAGTAGATGTGAACACCTTCTCCGGTGTAGTAGGGCTCTAGCCCCCAAGTCGCATTTGCCTCCTACACCTCCTACACCTTGACGGGGCGGCAGGGAATCTACTTTTCCGCCCCACCTTTAGGATCTACCATGCCATATACAAAATCTCCCCGACCTTATAAAGAAGAATACAAAAAGCAAGTAGAGCGGGGCGAACATGAGAACCGTATGGAACGCCAACGCGCTCGCCGTGCACTAGATGCCAAAGGCGTCAACCGAGCAGGTAAGGATGTTTCCCATACCAAAGCTCTAGCCAAAGGCGGGACCAACGCCGATGGATATAAGTTAGAGTCACCATCCGCAAACCGGAGCCGCAACCTTCACAAAAAAGGCGAAAAAAAGGGTTGACAGCCTAACGTCAGTGCCATACAGTTAAGTCAAACGGGCGTAAGCCCACAGTACGAAAGCAGTCTATGACAGTAGAAATAGTTCAGGATCAGGCCGTGCGCTTGATCTGCCCAACCGACTTCGCCAATGCCGCAACGCAGTGCATACCTAAGAGTGAAGTCCTTGGGCCAAGAGGTAGCAACGAATCAGAGTTGCTGATCTATTGGGGCATCAAAGAGATGCAAAGTCTCGCGCAGATTGCCCCCTCGCATCTAAAGATCCCCTCCCCTATTACTAGGGACTACGGTTGGCCGGGGATGTTCACCCCGTTTGACCACCAGCGGGACACTGCACGTTTTCTCTCCCTCTACAAGCGCGCTTTTTGCTTCAATGAGGCGGGTACAGGCAAGACTTCAGCCGCGATCTGGGCTGCTGACTACTTAATGAATCAGGGCTTGGTGAAGCGTTGTTTGGTCATCTGCCCGATGTCTATCATGCAGTCAGCGTGGCAAGCAGATCTATTCAAGATAGCGATGCACAGGACAAGCGCAGTCGCTCACGGCTCTGCTGAGCGCCGCATCAAGATGATCAAAGGGATCTACGACTTTGTGATCATCAACTTTGATGGCGTTGCCACCGTCGCTGACGAGATAGCTAAGAGCGGTTTTGACCTCATCATCGTAGATGAGTGCAATGCATATAAGAACCCTACGACAAAGCGATGGAAGACGCTATCGAAGTTGATCTCCTGCGATACCTACGTATGGATGATGACGGGTACTCCTGCGGCGCAGAGTCCGATGGATGCTTATGGGTTGGCGAAGATCATTGGCCCCGACAGAGTTCCTCGCAGGATGTCCTCATGGCAAGAGAAGGTGATGCAGCAGTACTCCCGCTTTGTGTGGAAGCCGCGCCCCAATGCCCGTGACATCGTCTTTGAAGCACTTCAGCCAGCGATCCGATACGAGAAAGCTGACTGCCTAGATCTACCAGAAGTCACGTACCAGACTAGGGAAATCCCTCTTACGGCACAGGCGGATAGGTACTATAAAGAGCTTAAGAAGGAGATGATGATTGAAGCCGCTGGTGAGACGATCAGCACAGTCAATGCAGCGGCGGCACTCAACAAGCTGTTGCAGATCTCTGGTGGGGCAGTCTACACAAACGATAAGAATGTAATTGAGTTCGATGTCTCTCCAAGGCTCAACGTCCTTAAGGAAGTAATTGAAGAGACGAGCAATAAAGTTCTCATCTTTGTGCCGTATTCGCATACAATTACGGTAGTTACAGAGTTTCTGACCAAAGAGAAGATCATCAATGCCGTAATCCAAGGGGATGTGTCCGCAAGCAACCGAGCAGCAATCTTCGATCTGTTTCAGAAAGACAGCGATCTAAAAGTCCTAGTGATTCAGCCGCAAGCTGCATCGCATGGAGTTACGTTAACGAAAGCAGATACGGTGATCTTCTGGTCGCCAGTCATGTCAGTAGAAACGTACCTACAGTGCATCGCCCGTATAGATAGAGTCGGGCAAGTGAACAAGATGACAGTCATCCACCTTCAAGGGTCAGAGGTGGAAAGAAGGGTCTACACGATGCTGCAAAGCAAAGTAGAAACCCATGAAAGACTAGTTGACCTTTACCGTGAAGAACTAGAGGAGTGAGAAAATGAGTGATACAGAAAGCCTAGTGAGAACCTACCTGACCATCCGCAACAAGCGTGATGACCTAAGAATTAAGTATGAGTCAGATGACGACGCGCTTAAGCAAGACCTTGCCGCTGTGGAGACCGCATTGCTGGCTATCTGCAACGACATGAATGTCAACGGGTTGAAGACCACCTTCGGGACGGTCACGCGCTCGCTTAAGGAGCGGTTCTTCTGCACCGACTGGGACAACTTCAAGAAGTTCCTAGCGGAAGTGGACGGATTTGATCTGCTGGAGCGGCGGATCCATCAACGTAATTTCAAGGAATTCGTAGCTGAGAGGCAAGCTGACGGTCTGCCCCCCGGTGTGAATGTACTGCGTGAGTTTGATATCGTAGTGCGTAAGTCTTCTACCCCCGTCGAAACAGTTTAATCAGTAGGAATATATGAGCAACGAACTCCAAAAAATCATCCAAGGTCTTCCTTCCATCGTCGAGACGGGGTTGGATGCCGACACTCTTGCAGTAGCTGGCGCTGGCGCAACGGGCAGTAAGCGGATCAGCATCAAGGGGCGTGTCTTCCGTAAGTTTGTCTCCGGTAAGGAGCAATCGGTAAACAAAGACATCTCCATGAATGTGATCTTTGTGAAGCTGGCCCACGAAGCCTCACGCACGTTCTATGCGTCTGCATGGAAAGAGGGAACAAAAACTTCCCCCGTTTGCTGGTCTAGTGATTCCAAGACGCCTAGCCCAGAGGTAGAATCGCCAGCCGCTTCAAGCTGCAATGACTGCCCGAACTCCGTCAAGGGTTCCGGTCAGGGCGGCTTGGGAACTGCCTGTAAGCTGTCATGGCGCACGGCGGTGGTTCTCGCTAATGACCCAGAGGGAGATGTCTATCAGCTTGTCCTCCCTGCGACTAGCTCTTTTGGTAAGGAAGAAAACGGTCAGTGGCCTTTCCGCCCCTATATGCAGATGCTTGCAGGAAACAACGTGAGTGCGGGTAGTGTCGTCACCAAAATGGAGTTTGATACCAATTCGAGCACCCCTCGGTTGTTGTTTGCTCCTGTAGAGGCTGTACCTGTTCACTTCCGTGAGGCGATCAAGCGTCAAGGCAAGACCCTCGCGGCTGAGAACGCTATCAAGTTGACAGTCTTCAAGACTGATGGTGGCGACGAGGAAGGTGACGCCCCAGCACAACCAACCCGCAGAGAAGGCACACGCACTACTGAATCCCCGCCGACTGGCGATGCTTCAGATGTCATTAAAAAATGGGCTAAGCCCGGAAAGAACTAATCATGGCCCGCCGATACAACAAAGAAAAAGCCGACAAGATCATGGCTTATGAGGGTAACAATCTTGGGCAACAGTTTGGTAAGGCTGTACTGAAGTCCAACCTGCCACTCACCTACGTGGCTCAGTTGTTTGGTCTGACCCGCAATGCTATCGACCTGTGGTTTGCTGGCAAACCCATCAAGAGCAAGCACCATGATCTAGTCCATAAGTTGATGGATCATTTTGAAGATGACTACAAGGAGGCTAAGCTCCCGGCACAGAACCTCCTGAAAGCCAAAATATATCTTCAGCAATTCAAGTCGATGCCTCTTGATGCACCAGAAGGTAGCCCCGGTGTCACAGCAGAAATGCTATATGACTTGACCAAAGGCAGAGAAGCCGCCCGTGATGAGGCGGTATCCGAAGAGCAGTAACCTGCTCATCTTGTAGGTCTAAAAGGCGAGGGCAACCTCGCCTTTCTTGTCTCTGCGACTATGAATGAACTATTCTTTGAAAAAATCCTGCCTAGTCAGGGGGTTCTGTGCGTAGCGTCTATAAGCAAAACAGGACAGATCTCCCCCCGATTCCCTGAAACTGTCGATGAGCTACTAGCTCAGATCAATAGCTTTCTCACCAAAGAAGTTAATATCTATTTCACGCCGGGATCCTATGAGGGGTCTAGGCGTACACAAAAGGACTGCGTAGCAGTTAGGTCATTCTTCCTTGACCTTGACTATATGCATGGCAAGAGTGTTTATATCAGCAAAGAAGCTGCGATAGCTGACACCGAGCGGTTCTGTACTGAGATTGATTGGCCCGCGCCTACGCTAGTGGATTCGGGTGGCGGCATCCATGCCTACTGGATCTTTGACGAAGATCTGTCCAGTAAAGAGTGGACCGCATACGCTGAACGCTTTAAGGCACTGTGCCTTGAGCACGGCATGATCATCGACGAATGTGTTCCCGCAGACTCAGCGCGACTGATGCGTGTACCGGGAACGCTCAACTACAGGTATGACCCACCTTCCCCTTCGATTCTTCTAACTGAAGTTTTTACTAGCCCAATCGAACGCCTACTCGGGGCGCTTGGCGAACCTGAAGAAAGCCCTATCAGTGATCTATCGCAGATCTTTGCGTCCGCTGAGCAAGGTGTTGATGAAGAAACGAAAAGGATTTGGGACGAGCAGCGCAAGAACTTCGAGTTCAGCTTCTACAGCATCGTCGAGAAAAGTCTTGAAGATGTCGGGTGTAATCAGATCAAAGATGCTGTCATCAATGCTGCAACGCTGCCCGAGCCCCAGTGGTATGCCGCCATGTCGGTTGCGGTTCGGTGTACGGAAGGCATGGAGGCGGTCCACAAGCTATCTGAGGACTATCCGGGATACAGCTTTACCGACACCGAGCGCAAAGCGAACCAGTCACTAGAGAATGCTACAGGGGCACATAGCTGCGAGGCTTTTGAGTCCATCAACCCCGCTGGATGCAAAGGATGCCCACACCGGATGAAGTTCGGGAAGATGGGGCCGATCTCGCTGGGGAAGACTCTACGTATTGCGGTTGCTGTAGAGGAGCCCGAAGTAGATGAAACGGAAGCCCCTACGGTAGCCCCGTATTCACAAGTATTCCCAGACTATCTATTGCCATACGCTCGTGGGCAGAATGGCGGCATCTACTACATCCCACCTAAGCGAACGACTAAAGACGGTAAGGTGATTCAGGACGATCCCGAGCTACTGATGCAGCATGATCTGTATCCAACGCAGCGGATGTTCAGTCCCTACGATGGCGAGTGCTTGATGATGCGCCTAGTCTTACCCAGAGATGCTATACGCAACTTTATGTTGCCTCTCAAGGATGTAGCAGCATACGAGAAGCTGAAGGCGGCGCTAGCCAGTAATGGCGTAGTTTTTGAACCTGCAAAGATCAACCGCCTTGCTTCATACATTATGAAGTGGAGCAGTTTCCTTATCAACACAGAAAAAGCGGAGGTAATGCATATGCAACAAGGATGGACAGAAGGACACCAATCATTCGTACTGGGCGCAAATGAGTACTCAAATGGAAAATGCCATGCGTCACCCCCCTCGCCAATGTCTAGGAATATCACAAAGTACCTAACTGTCAAAGGTACTTACGAGCGGTGGCAGCAGTCAGCACAGGCATTGAATGCCCCTGAGTTCGAGCTTCATGCGTTGGTTCTGCTGGCGGGGTTTGCTTCACCCTTGATTGAGTTCACTAGCGTCAACGGGATCATCTTCTCTGTACTGGGCGCAACAGGATGCGCTAAGACGGGTGCGTTGTATGGGGCACTGAGCATTTGGGGGGAGCCCGCTCCGTTGGCACTGAACGATGCCACAGACAACAGCCTGATTCAGCGTATGGTCACGCTGAAGAACCTACCGCTTGGGTTGGATGAGCAGTCGAATATGGCTCCAAAGACTGCCTCTGACCTAGCCTACAAAGTTTCCGCTGGCCGATCAAAGCTACGGATGCAAGCATCGACCAACTCCGAGCGCAATCAGGAGTACCTTACCCATTTGATCTGTATCGCCACATTGAACCAGTCGATCAAGGACAAGGTCCAGCAGTTCAAGTCCGATGCCTCTGCTGAGGATATGCGGATCTTTGAGGTCTACGTAGATAAGCCTTCCACCCTTACGGAAGCGTTAGGTAAGGAAGTGTTTGATGCATTCAACTTCAACCACGGTCATGCTGGCCCGATCTACATACAGAAGCTCATGGAGCTTGGGCCTCAGAAGGTTAGCGACATCATCTCTGAAGAATACGATAAGGTTATGTCGCAGTTCACTGGCAAGAGCGAATTCCGGTTCTTGATCTGGTTTGGGGCTGTGATCTTTGCCGCTGAGCGATTTTGCAGGATGGCGGGGATCGTTGACTACGAAATGGCCCGGATCGGTAGCGTGTTGTTGAAGAATCTCAACACGATCTCTGACAACCGAGAGAAGAACAAGATGGATCCTACCGTCTTGCTTGGCGAATTCATGGATAAGCACATCAGGGATACGCTAGTCATCCAAGATGGTCGGGTCACGCATGAGCCATTCGGAAACCTGCTGGTCAGGGTTGAGGTTGAGACCGATGAGTCTGAAAAGACCTGCAACGCCTTCGTATCAAGCTCCGCACTCAAGACATTTCTATCAGAGAAACAAATCTCTATCCATGCCTTTGAGGATGACATGAAGCGTCGAGGTCTGCTATCCGCCCATGCTGGCAAGGATAGGATCAAGAAGAAGATGGCGGGGGGCTGGAAAGCGGGCTTGAGTTCCACCAACATCAATGCCTACGTGTTCAAGATGAACGCTGAAGACTTTATCGGGACGATCAATGAGCCAGCCGCAATCGCCGCTTGACGAGCCAGTATGGATCTTTCCATTTGAGGTAATGGATGTGGGGGAGAGTTTTTTCATCCCCACAATGAAACCCGCCTACATGATCAACGCCATAGAGGACGGAGCCAAGCGAGCCCAAACCAAAGTCAAAGCCTACATAATGACTGAGAAGGGGGTGCTTGGCGTCCGTGCATGGAAGATACGTTAAAGCTGATTTTCGCTAATAGCTTTCATGCCCATAAGCGCATTTTGTTTCATCGTATCTTGGATGGGCTGCATCTCTTTCAATCGAGCGGCCTTCTCTTTTATGCTCATACTACGATCTTCACGAACTTTGTTCATGGCTGCACGGATAGTCCTGAGCGGGCCACCAGTCTGCTGCTCATAGTAATGCACAAGACCGGGGTACTCAGGGTGATCCTCAATGTAGGCAGCAAGCCTCTTGGGATCAGCCTTCAGCCCGTCCATACGTGACTTGATAGCCATCACCTTCTGCTCTGCTTCAGAGAACTTACGTGAGTCATAGTTCGATGGCGTACCGATAAAGCTGGCGATTGGGAGGACGGTTTTCTTTGCGTCAAATTCCATCTTACCCCCTGCCATCAACCCCAAGTTTGTACCTGCCGAAACGATCTGCGCGATACCGTCCATGTAGTTATTGGCGAAGAAATACAGCACGTTGGGGGTGATATCAACACCGCCCTTAGTTATGTCGTAAAGCCACGTAGATGTAGATTTATAAATCTGAGGGATGTTGTCCCCTCCCGTATACGCATTACTTGCACGGTTCTGGCGATTGTTGTAGATCGCATTACCCATGCTGTTCTTATTCATCACGTACTCAAGGAACGGCTTGATTGGTGATGGAGCAACGGAGTCGAGAGCAAACGCCAGAGGGCTATCCAGTGGGTTCATCTTGGAAATAGGTATTGGCAAGAAGTTGTCCAGCCCTAGCACCGCAATGTTTCCTAGCCCTTCCTTCAACGAAGCCGTGCCCGAGGCCATCATTGAAATTTGAGCGCCAGCCGAAGCAAATGCTCCCAAACCATACGGCCAAGGAACCTGTACGGCGTTAGTCATTCCGGGGAGGAAGAAACGCGCATAACGACTCCAGCGGGACGGATCATCCGTCTCCACTTTGTTGCGTTGCTTGTCGTCTTCACCAGACAGCATAAGGGCAATTTGATACGTAGCCGCGCCCATGCCCATCAACGCAGCAGTGGTGACACGGGCATTGACCTGAACTCCCTTGGCTTCCTTGATAGCCTTGAGGATCTGCGCCTCTGTAGCTTTAGTGCCAGTAGCCTGTGCACGGATCTTGGTCTCGATATCTTTTGCGCTTTGGAACGCAGGGGATAGTGCATCAATGGCTCGCACAGCACCAGTAGCAGCAGGGCGGAAGAACATAAACACTGCGCCCAGCGCCTTGCCATACTGCCCAACTTGCTCAAAGTTTGCTAGGTTCTTAGTGTATTCAGCGGCCCGAACTTTGGCCTCATCTTCAGCCTTTGCGCGGGGCATCCCCTCCTTCAGATTCTTCTTAAGGAAGACATCCCTCATTACTCTGTATGTAGCTGTGCGGTTAGCCAACTCAAACATTTCTGAGTAGTTGTTGAAGAATGCCCCAACATCTTTCACTACACCATTTCTACCTATCCCACCAACCATCTCGGTGAGTTGACCTTTGGTGGAGATACCCTGTGCATAAGACACACGGCCTTTGACCATGTACTCAAGCATATCTTTGATGAATTCATCCGTATTCCCAAGCTTCTCGGCTTCCTTAGCACGGCCTGTTTCAAACAGATTCGCCACCTTCCATGCCTTCTGTAATCCACCTGAACCAACTTGACGAGCAACCTCAGTAACAAGCTGCGCTGCTTTAGCAGGGCCAAACTGTGCGCTCAAGAATCCAGAATTGGTGAGCGCGTCACGGGCGAAGTTCATGGGGCCGAACGCTAGGTTGTACGCAGTGTGGGTGCGTCCAATGAATCCCGTGACTGCATTCAACTTGTCTAGAAGAGGATTTGCTTCTCTATAGGTACGACGAATAGCTTCTGCTTCAGCATTATTTTGCAGCTTGATAACCGTAATGGATCCATCAGGCTCGTAGTGGTAGACCACCTTTTGCCCCTTAGCGGCGTCCATCACATCAGGGTTGTTAATCCGATCCTCAAACTTGATGCTCTCAAGTTTTCCGTCTTTTAGGTCGGCCTTCAAGATGTTGTCAATCGCGGCGTTCTTGATAGAGAACGTCAAGTCTTTACGCCCCAATCTAGCCGCAGCACGGCCTCCATCGGCCAGAGTTTGCAAGACCGAATTGTCGGAGTCAGAGTGACGCCCACCCATTGCGTTTTCTTTTTCTTGCAGATCGCCAGCTAACTTACGCGGGTCTGTACGTACATCAGAATCGTCCTTGCCGCCCTTACCCTTGAGCGGGATGTAATTTTTGAAACCGTACATAGAGATGAGGTTAGATACGCCCGGAGCCCAGTAGTTTGCTTCCTTGTTTATATTGGCGGTCTCATCTTGGTAGTCTTTGATATGCCCCGCGATCTCTTTCAATCGCGCCTTGTTCTCAGGGGTCTCATTATCAAACTTCTCACGCATGAGCTTTAACTCTTCTTGCGTAAGCGTACCCCCGACCCGATAGCGATCTGAAGTCTTATCAAAAAGCTGCTTTTCCATAGCCGCATCAATAGGCTTAGGATTACCGTCCTTGTCCTTCAAGAACTTGGTGGTACGAGTGGCATCATTCGTGGCATGAGTGTCAATGATCTTATCAAGCTGGGTGCGGTAGGCTTTTGCCTGTGCATCAGTTGTGCGTGGATCTATAACGCTCTTCAAAATAGCTTTTCGAGCATCTTCAGGCGTATACAGCTTGCTCCCAATTTTCACAGACTTATTCACAAAGTCCAATGGAACAGTAAGCATATACAGAACTGAACGACGTTCGGGCTCATGCCGCGCCAACATATAGTAGTGCGCCGTCTGGAGTGCCTTCTCAACACTGATCTTATTGGCTTTGGCAAAGCCAACAACACTCTGATCAATGTTCTGCTTGAACCCTTCCAACTGCGTATCAAAAACATAGCGGGCTTTACTACTTGCCCCGGTAATCTGTGTCCAGACGTTATTGATATTAGGGCCAACGTGGTTAATAAGCCCCAACCTATCGTAGCGTTCTTGCAAGTTCTTAATTGGGCGTTGCGCGTTCTGGAACAGCGTAACTATATGCTCCCCGATCTTTGGGGTATTGAGGATACTCTGTATCGTTCGGGTGGGCTTGCCAGCAATGATAGGCTGATCAATGACCTCATCCGGGGTTCTTGCCGCAATCGTAAGCGCATTCTTCCTAGCAGGGAGCGGGGGATGTTTAATCCCGGCCTCGGTAGCAGATAGCAAATGCTCAAAAGCCCCAAACGTCTCCATAAGCACGTTCGATCCGACGACCTTATCCTTCTTAAAGATCTCTTTATTGAGCCCAAGCAGCTTTGCGATTTCTTTGGTGAAGTTTGTCCAGAGGTTCTTTGACTCGGGAAGAATATCCGTTATCAACGGTGTCGGACCCGCCTTTTTACCTGCTTCGCTCTTGCCCTTGCTTGGCTGAGCATAACTCCACTCAAGGTTCTGCAAATCTTCTTGCAGCTTGTGATCCGTCAGCGAGTACGATAAGAACTCTTTGATGTCTTCAAACGCATTGGGGTATTTATTACCTAATGTCGTCTTAGCCTCATCCATCATCGCCTGTAGGTGCTCTACAGCAGCGACCTGATCCTCTGTAAGCGACTTATAGTTGTTCTTATAGGCATCTAGGACTTTGATGGTCGCGGCATGGATAAGCTCATGCATGAGCGACTTGTCAGTAAGCCCTGCCTTAGTAACCTGTACGGTATCTGTCTTGGGGTCGTATTGCGCCAAGCGCCCTTCAGGAAGACTCTCAACAAGTTCGATCTTGCTGTTGATGCCAGTCTTATGAAGCTGCTCAGCAATAGCACGGTACAGATAGTTAGGCGAAGCTTTACGGAGGTAGTTCAAGACCCCTTGCATATCGCCCTTTTTGATCAGTTCCGTGATGCCTTCAGGGATAGACTTCTCACCAGCTTCAGCTTTCTTAAGCCTTTCATTCCGAGCTTTATTCTCAGCATCGAATGCAGCATTTCGGGCAGCAACTTCAGCTTGGCCTTCAGGAGTGCTTTCTTTTTGCTCAGTATCCCACCCCAGTTTCTTAGCCGTATCATCGCTTACCTCAACCTTGGGACGCTCAGATTCTGCTTTCTTGTTTTCCGCCGCTGCTTTAATCTCAGCTTGGCGGTCAGCTTCAGTTTCGTTATGCTCTTTCTCAGCAGCTTTCAGCTTCTCAGCTTTCTCAAGCTCATGCTGCTTACGCACCTCTTCAAACGCCTTACGTTGACTCAGCGCAGAGTCATTCGTATTGTGTTTTGTATAGAGGTCACGACTAGCCTGAGACAAATCTCCCCAATTAGGGAATGAATAGCTAAGGTTCTCGGCGCGACTCTCCATCACACGGTTACGTGAGTAACTGTCTCGGGCCTCATGCTCAGCCAAAGCTGCTTTCTTAGCCGCTTCACCCGCTGCCTTAATCTCAGGTTCACTCTTACCAGCTTCGGTAGCCTCCCTGATAGCAGCGCGGACTGCATCTTCAGATGCGGATCTACCCGTCTCTACGTGCTCTGACAATGCGGCTGCGGCCTTGTCATGCTCAGCCTGTGTGTTCTCAGAGATACGGTCTCTGAAATACAGAACCTTTTGGTGAGGCGTAAGTTTGCTGAACTCTGGCAGATGTTGCTGCTCTGACTCTGCCACGTTCTCGTTGTAATGCTGACGAGTCTCTTCATAAAGATCTTGCTGCTCTTTAGGAATTTGCAGTGGTTTTTTCTGAAGATCTTGTTCAGCAATGACTTCTGGGGTAACAGCGGATAGCGGCTTACCTTCGCCACCTACTTGTGGGCGAGCGATTTCAGCCTCCAGCTTCATAGCCGTGACTACACGATCTCGGAATACTTCGTTGCTCTCGCCCTTCTTTTTCTTGATGTTCAACAGATTGGCATTTACAGCGAGAAGCTGCATCCCGTCTTTGTCGAGATTACCAAGCCTCTCTATATCCCCGAGCAGTTTTGCTTGTTTAGGTTCTACTGGTTGGGGAGCCTCTTGCTTAGGCGTAGTGATAGGAGCCGCAAATGCATCGCGGGCGAATGGGGTTTTGGTAGCAGGAGCTTCAGTAGTAGTGGCCCCCTCTGCGGGTTTAACTTCCTCTGGCTTTCCTTTAAGCACAGCGAGCTTTTGCTCAAGTGCCGCTAAATTGGTACGCATATCACGTAGCTGTTCGGCGGTTTCATTCCCAAAGAAATCATCAAGATTATCTTTAAGATCCGCGATCTCTTTTTCCAGCCTAGCTACCTCTGATACCGCTTCGGGCTTAACTTCCTCTGGCTTAACTTCGGGCTTAACTTCCTCTGGCTTAACTTCGGGCTTAGCCTCCTCTGGCTTAATCTCAGCCTTAGCGCGAATCTTCGCTACAACTGAAACAGCCGTATCGGTATCAGTTACTTCAACCCCGTTGTCTGCCGCGATCTTCTTCAATCCATCCGTAAGTTCGGTTGGAATACCGCCACGATCTACGGCTTTCAGTAGATTTTTAGCTGTCTGTGTAAGTTCGTTAGTCAGTGGAGGGGGTAGATTGCCCTCTCCTGCTCCAGCCCCGCCAACAGCAGACTCAGGTGCTCCCACTCCCGTTGACTCAACTCCCTCAACTCCTCCGGGGGCGGTTCCTGCAACGGACTCGCTAGCCACGCCAACGCTTTCTCCAGTTGGGGGAGGGAGAGTTCCATCGGCTGCACTCGTAGCGACTTCCGTAGCTGATTCAATTTCCGCATAGGGGTCCATCAATTCCGAGAGTTCTTCAGGGGTAGCTTCAGCTTTATCTCCAACCACGACTGGAGTTTCTTCCTTACCTTCAGTCGTCAGTGCTTCAGCTTGCTTAGCGCGAAGGGCTTCACCTTCAGCCTTTGCGCTCTGGATCGCGGCGCGTTTCTCCCTCATATGTCCATACGGACCAACCACACCCCCGAAGACCGCGCCGCCCAAGAAGGTTTCAAGGTAATCTTTCCTAGCCTCTTCATCAGTAAGGTTCAACCCCGCTTGCAAGCGGGTGAGGGCTTCCTTACCAGCCATAGCAATGCCAACTTCAGTCATTGCCTTACCAGTAGCAACGCTGTAGTCAACAACGGTTTTTCTGAGAGCTTGCTCAGCAACCTTCTTGGCTTCCTCTTCGGTAAGCTTTATACCCTTACTACCCAACAGCCCCCGGACACCGGGGAGCATCCTTGCAGCACCAAAATCTAGGGCTGTCTGTGGTATCGCCGTGGCGAGCGCGCCTCCGAGGTTAGTCTTTTCAAGCGGAGTACCAGTCTCAACTTGTTTAGCGATATTGCTTGCAGCGTTAGGCGCATAGGCAACCAAAGCCTGTAGAGCCAGAGCCGTGCCCCCGCCAATCAGCCCCAACTCAGGGCCAGCAGCAATAGCAAGTGGCGCTGCCAAATAGGGGACCGCACCACCGAAAGTCTCAGCAACTTTAGTGACACCCCAATCTTCAGTCGGCTTAAAGATCTTTTCTTGGAATTCCCTTTTCTGCTTGTTGTAGTCAGCGGCAGCTTTGGTATCCATCAACCCCATGCGCCCAGCGAGCAATGCCCCTGAACCTTGCATCTCGGCAAAACTTGCGCGGGCCGAGGGTACAAAACCAGACTCCGGTGCTTCTACGCCGGGGGCAGCAGTGGCAGGGCCATACAGGTCTGGGAATTCACGCTGAGCACGATCCGCTGCGTCCTCATAGGACATACTATCGGGAATCTTGACGTATTTCCCATTAGGAAGCGGAAAGTATTTAGCCATTCTCGTCTCCCATGAAACTCCCTGCTATTTCGGATTCGGGGACATCTTTTGCTAATCCCCCCTCGTATCCCTGCGACAACCGAGGATTCTTGCTTAAATACTCGTTATAAATTTTCTGTTTATAGATCTTTGCCCTCTCTGGGCTAGTCTTTAGCAGTTCGAGGTATTGTGGATCCCCCTGCCCATAAGGGCCACCCTTCATAAGAAAGGCATCAACCATCTTCATTACCTCATTGTATGAAGAAGCTGGCGGAAGGGTGTTAATACCCTTACCCTTCAAATAGTCGTAATAAGAGTTCTTAGTGGCAAGATCTGCTTTACGGTATCTTTCAGTTGACTCCATCTGTTGCCGCGCCATCTCATCTTGCATCTTGTAGCGAGCCATCTGATTGCGCTGGTTCAGCAACTCACCAGCCAACCTCATGTCACCCCTACGGAGTGCCGACTCATACTTGGTCTGCACATCTTGCAGCTTCATCATTTCAAGATCAGAGGTGTTCTGCCCAGACACTGCACCTGTATACGCGCCAAGACCTTTAAGCCCCGCCTCACCAATACCAACCCCAAGGTAAGGCGAGCGGCTTCCAGCCAAAGCAAGACCTGTGGTCATCAAGGCTTGATCCATTGGACTGAATTTAGATTGCCGTTCAGCGATCTTGGCTTTCATTTCAGCAAGAGATTTTCGACTGTCATCTAAGATGTCACCGCTCTGGAGCCCTGACATGATCTCGTTCAGTTGATCCATCTGGCTAAGTTCAGCGGCAGCGGGAACTTCAGCCTGTTCTCTCTGCGGGGCCGTCATTGGGCTAGGACGCGAAGTCAATGCATATTCAGGGTTAGGCATGGGTGCTGGCCCCGGCCCCGAAAGTGCCGCCGCCATTTGAGCATGGTCAGGTCCGCCGAAATTAGGTATGACTGGTTTTTGTGGAGCTTGTGGCTCATCTGTCTCACCCCGCGACCTTCTAAGAGCATCCGTCATAGGAGTCATAGATTCAGAGTCGTAGAACGCATTTTTTGGAAGATACTTTAGATTTGCCCCAAATGCATTAAGTGGCCGCACAATAGCACTCTCAGCTATGCCCGCTCCAGCGCGGGGAATCAATGTCCCAACATCATACGCCGCAGCCCCAATGTCTTTGGCGCGATCCAGTGCCGAGTTTCCTAAACTAGAAAATACATTAGTAATCGCTTCACGATCACTTTCTTCTCTGGTAGGCGGGTTATAGCCTAAAGTTCTTTTTGCGGCTGGTGTATTTGCAAGCCCCGCTGCTGGAGTAGCCGCTTGTTTATTTGAAGTAAGCCTATCGGCTGTTTTCGTTAAGTAGTCTTGTGCTTCTGGCTTAAGTTGGTCTCGATTTATAGATCCTTGATTAGCCTTAAGATGCTTATCTGCAACGGTCTCACCATCGTGATACGCCATTGCTATCTTTTCTGGATCCCCGCCATACTTCTTGTGTAGCGTGGACATGAAAGTCAACGACGCATCAATGTTCTTGTACGGGTCAGTGAACTCATCGTCTTTCAGACCTAAGCTTCTGCCTGTTGGTTTGATAAGTTGACCAATCCCTGTAGCTGAACTATTAGGATTCTTAGCATTAGGGTTATAGCCCGATTCTTGCTTAAAAATGGCGTCAACAATCTCACGGGGTAAGCCCCGTGCATCCGCCTGTGCAAGTGCGTACTCTCTATATGCTTTGAAGTCTTCTTTGGGGTTACCCTTAACCGCTCCCCTTTCAGAAAACGCAATGATCCCACCACCCGCAGCCCGGACAGGCTCAGGGCTTTCTTCCATAGCGTTAGGGGCAGCAATTCCGGTTTCGGCCATCTGTTGACCGTTAGGTACAGACGGAAGCCCTGCCATAAGGGCATCTTTGACAGTTTGCTGCGGAGCCCCAGCCGTCGCTGCGTTATTCATGCGACTATGAATAGCCTTCGCTGCCTGAGCCTGAGACAGCATGATGATGAAGCCGGGGTCTCCTTGGTGCAGATGAAGGTATTGATCAATCTGCTGATCACTCATACGAGTGAAAGGGTTATTCATCATCATAACTTACCCTTTAGTAATTTTACGCAGAAGCCCAGAAGCTAAGCCCGTGGCCTTCTTGGACTTGATAGTTCCGCCCTTTGCTTTGAGGAGGGGTAGTGCAGCCGTACCAAGGCCCAGTGCCATGTTCGCTGGATTGGGTGCAGCCTCATACATCTGACGCTGAGTCGTAGAGCCAACCGCAGGATTCTTGATCAGGTCGCTCATAAAGCCAAGTTGCTTATAAGCGTAGTTCTGTTGATCCATGAAGTTTTGGTGTGCGATATCATCCGCCCGCTGCTGCTGCGACTGCCGCTGCGCCCCGTAGGTATTACGCAGCTTATTGATATCCATACCTTGCTGGAACTGCTGCCCACCAAGCGTAGACAACAACTGAGCGGCGTTTAGCCCCTGCCCTGCGCCAAACTGTCGAGACTGCTCCCGCGCCTGATCTGCTGAAAGACCGTACTGGGCTCGGAGTTGAGCGTCCTGCATCTGCCGCTGTTGGTCCGCGCTGAACATCCCTGCGGCTTGATTGAAAGCATCGCCGTAACCTCTGGCGTTGATATCCGCCATGTTCTGAAAAGTGTTCTTCTCAGTCATGGACTGCTGCAACGCACCGCGAGTACCGCCAAATGCACCTTGCCCGACAGCCTTGGCAGCATTCATGTTCTGCGCTTGAAGTCCAGCAGAAGCAGCTTCACGCAGTTGCGGAGCCAACGCACCTTCAAGGTACGGGTTCATGTACTGATTGACATTCGCCCCCGTGTACTGCTGAAGCTGGTTGTTGTACTGATTCTGGAAATCCGCAGGGTTGTACTGACCAGCCTGAGTAGCCATTTGCGTAGCCTGACCGATCTGTGACGCAACACCCATGTTTTGAGCATCGTCAAAAGACTGCTGCTGCATCGGGTCAAAGCCAGCCAGCCTCTCACCCCCGTAAGCAACATACGGGTTCTGATTGATGTCGGTTAGCGCCGCACCCTTAGCAAGAACGTCTTTCGCGTAGCCACGCGCCCATGCTGGGAGTTCTTGGGTCTGTGTAGTACTAGATGGTTGTTTACCGCCGCCGCCGCTCATGATTTATTCCTTAAAAATCTTCTGATAGATGACTGACTGAAGGTCATAGTCCCTAGTGTTTGCAACTCTGCGCCATCCGGGGCGTCCAATGAACTCAATGCCAATGCAGCCAGCGTCTTTTGCAAAACGCTCTGTGTACTCTTGCATCTTGTCCTCAACAGACTCCATCGTTCCCGGCTCCATAGCGCAGTATTGAATGGTGAGGAACTTCGCCTGTGGGTACTCTTTTATCTCAGTGATGAAATGTCCATAGACTTTTTCTTCATCAAACACAACCCAAAGCTGCATCTGGCCTGTGATGATGAACCGGACAATGTCATCAACCGACGAACGCCCCGAACTCCACTCTTCAGAGACCTTCAGGTACGGCAAAACCATTGCTACCGCATTCGTGATGTTCCCATTAAGGATAAGCGTGATGTCTTTCATGCGGGCATTAGTTTGTAAGCCTTGGTGTTCTTAGCGACTTGCTTCTTGCCCGTGGTCTTACCCCGAGCCCTCTGGATGCGGTCCATCATAGCGTAGAGTTGCTTTGCGCCAGCTTCGGTAGAACCATTACCCAGTTCCGACACGATACGCGCAGGGATCACAAACTCACCGTCAGCAAGCCGAGCGGGTTGCTTATTGCCAATTACAGCAGGAATAGAGTCAGACACACCATCACCGGGACCACGAAGCAAACGCCCACGACCACCAGCAGAGTAACTACCGAGACTTGACTCCGCAGAGGGTAGACCGCGCATTGCACCACCAGCGGCGGCATTGACATATCTTGGTTTGAAGTATGTTTGCTCCCTGCCATACGGATCGGGCTGAGGAGTAGGTGCAGTTGGGTTTGATTGATACGTATACTGTTGACCGGGATCGGAATCTTCCTCTTCATCGTACTTAGGCTGCTTCATCATATTAGCGATGAATGGTGCTGCCAGTCCAAGGGCTTGCCCTTTATTAGCACTAGCCCAGCTACCGACATTCTCAAGGGTAGCCCCGCGCCCCATAGCGGACATACGATCCATTGGGGACATAGCCTTGAACGCAGCTTCGTTTGCTTTTTGGGCAGCGGCGGCTGCATCAACAGGAGCGGCTGCGGCAACAGCAGGGGTTGCGGCTGCGGGAGTAGCAGCTAAGGAAGCTGGCGTAGCGCCAGTAGCGGAGAGAGCTTTTGCTACTCCCGTATCATATCCCGCCCCCATTGGCATTGCGCCCTTACCTAAACTACCAAAGCTTTGCACCCCAGTATCATATGAAAGAGGTGTCGCTCCTTTTAACGCAAATGCACCTTCATTGCCTGTTAATGCGGAACCCGCATTGGAGGCTAAATCTGTAGTGATCGCTGATCCAGTTGATACAGGGAATGATGTTGCCCCAGCCGCCGCCATTTCTGCTGCTGGAGTTACCGCTGGGAGTGCTGCGCCCGCTGCCGTTGTCGCTGTCGTCGTTGCTGCTGGAAGTGCTGCACCCGCTGTTGTCGTTGCCGCCCCCGCGCCCGCGCCCATTGCGCCAAGTCCCCCAGCAAGACTCGAACCACCATAAGCGCCAAGTCCTGCCATCAAACCCTTAGACAAACTACCACTAGCGGCTCCCGTAACCCCACCCACAAGTGCCATAGTTGCCCAAGGAGGGATACCTACGAAGGAGCCCGCTGCACCAGCAAGTATCGGGAGAATTGAGGACAGGAACCCCGCTTCCGGGAGTCCCGTTTGAGGATTGGTAGTCAGTGAACCGCCAGCGGCACGGGCAAGCCCTTGGAGGGCATCAACCTCGCCCTGACCCATGTGAACAAGCGTTGTATCTGGGCCTCGGCCTTGCGCGGCGAGATGGTTGGCAGCGAGTTGAAGGCTCATAGCTTCCTCACAAAAAGAGTGCGGTTGATGTTATCACGCAGGGGGTTAACAGGCAATTACTGGGTGGTCAAGTCGTAGAAGGCAATCGACCCCCACGCATCGCCCGTTGGGGAGGCATCAAGCGTTCGGATAGCCAACGTATAAACATCGCTAACCCCTGCTATGGTTGATCCGAGTTGCAAGTCCCAGTTGTATCCCGCATCTACTCGCGCCGCACTTCTGCCTTGAGAGGTGGAGGTTACATAATCATGCGCCACGACAATGCCGCCAGTCAGGGCGGTAGCCGTTTGGTCGTAGTCCACATTAGAGGATACGGAGGCTACATATGAAGCCCCGGTCAACGTGGCGTTCTTGAGCAGCACCACCTCATAGGTCTGCGTCACAGTGGGAAGAGCCTGTGCAAGTTGTACCAATACTACTGCGCCAGATCGCCCAGATGCCAGACGGATGGATATGAGTGGCACAAATGTAGTGCTAAACCCAGTGCGTTTTGTAGACCTGATTGCTGTGTAAACCGCAGACTGTGCGTCATACCCGCCCTCAGACATAACTGAAGAGCACACTTGTTTAAGCGTAGCCGCAACCGCCGAGGTTGAAGTAATTTCGTATCTGACAGGCAGAATTGCCGTTGTCATGTACGTCGTAGTAATCTCGTTGGCATTAGTGAACGTGTGGCAGACGATGTATGTTCCGTCAATGATGAAGCCGCAGCGTACCGAACCTACGCCCAACCACTCAAAGTCCATCCACAGAATCTGAGACTTGGCGGGGTCTAGGGTTATCCCTGATGCCCCCGTGCCATCTAATTTATCCCCGTTCCATGTGGACTGCGGCACTGTTCTAGCATCGCTCACAGAACCCGTAACAGAAGAACGCAAGACAAAAGAACTCGTTCCACCAGCACGCTGAAAGAACACTCCGTTAGCAGCATTAAAGTAACCAACGCGCTGCGTCGGGATGGTGCTGCCATCCATACAAAATGTAGCCAATACCAACAGCCCTTTTCCGGGCTGGTACGGGAAACTCCGATATGTCTGCCTGACTACAGAGCCTACTCCACCAGCAGTCACATTGAGATTTACAGCGGACTCATTGACCTGATACGCTGTAGCTCCCGTACCTGTGACCGCAGCGTTGTATTGCGTGTCTTCGGTGTATCTGTTTTGGCTGTCAAACAGCGTGTACGGCTGGCTAACTCGGATTCTTCCAAAGGCGTCTGTGTTTGTGCCGCCAATAGATACGGGTAGGGTGTCAATAGTTGTCACAAGTTGCCCCAGAATGTTATCAAGACGGTTGAAATACAGTCGCAGGATGTTGTTTAGTTGTTCCTGATACCGTGTCTCGTAGGAGAGGGGGGCGGTTGGTAGACTCGGAGCCGCAGTTCGATTTAGCTCGTAGTTAGATGTGACAATTAGCGGCATTATGCTTTACGTCCATCTGGGCGGATATCAATCCGGGACACACCGAGTTGCCATTGCACGCCCGCATCGTTAGAACTTATCTTGAACGCCATCTGCCGCCCTCGAATCCGAACATAGACCTGTTCTGTAAACTGCTGCACGGTATAGGTGCGTTGAGTTTGATAGTTCTGGGTGCTTGTTACGGTAGGCTCTTGAGAAGCCCCGTAGTTAGATCCGGGGAACCGCCGTGGGCGAACCGTAAAGTCTGCGGACGGGTTGTTAATTATGGAGCCGTCAAAGGTCAAATCGGGGATCATTCTCCAGACGAACCCGTAGTTGTGCCCGTCCCCAATATCAAAGTCAGACGACTGGATGTAGGAGAGGATAGGAAGCGTAGAAGTCCCTGCACCGTCATCCACACCAGTCTCGTGGTACACCAGCGTTGCATTAGTATTTCCCCCGGCAACGCCATACGCGCAAGCCATAGGTGCTGTACGTAGGGCGCTGTCCAACCACGCCGTTCTTCCTTGATTGGCCCCATTAGCGTTAGACCAGTCACCGTAGTGCCAGACGTTCTCCAGATAGTTGTACACAACATACCGATCAACAACGGTAGAGTTGGCCGAACAGTAGCTCCACCAGACCTCGTTGTAGCCCTCATTCGTACCCGCACTAACCTGATATTGTTGGGTCAAGTTGATGTCAGAGAACACATACTCCCGCAACGTGGAAGGAAGCGTTTGTGTTCTACCTGAGTACATATAGAACTTGTCCATGCCCATCCAGTAAGTCACGTTACTGGCAGTAGCAACCGCATTCGGCCCTGCGATGGATATGTTGTCTTCAAGGATCTGAAAGCCCCAAACATACGGGGGGCCGAGATACTGCATTCCGTACAGCGCGGAGTCTGTAAAAACAAGGGTCTCTTGGCGTGTCTGGATGGCGGTGACGATTGAAGATCCGCGACTTAGGCGGTAGTCCCCCGCTTGGTTTGTAGTTGCTGGTTGCCACACAGAAAAGCTTTCCTGATCGGACCAACGGATTTGCATAGGGTCAAAAACACTCGTCGCATAGGTGTTGGTAGGGTCGTTACACCCAAATGCGAATACAAACCGCGAAGCATCGGAGACTAGAACCAGATTTACGGTGTCTGGGCAAGTATCGTCAACCAGAGCCCCATCCACAGTTGTTCCCGCCGCGATCTCCACTCCTCGGTCAAACACAGTCGGGTTAGCGTTAACCGCCCAATAGTACATAGGTCCGCCACGCGCAGCGAATACAAGGTTCTCACCAAAGTTGGACTGGCTCCATATACGCATCTGCAAGCCGACGCCCAGACCCGAGGGGGCCGCACGGCCCCAACCGATAAACGGAGTGTTTAACTGTACAAGCGCCCCCGAACTGTGAGACGCCGCAACAGTGCCATTAGCCCCGCGAACGCATCCATTAAGCGAGCCGGGAATTCCCAGAGTAATACTTGTGTAGGTAATGAGTTCAGAGTCAATAAGCACTTGTCCGGGGGTTGTAGCAAACCCCGCAGTATTTGCAACTGGGATTACAGATATTGTCGAGTTGATTGCGGCAGTAATTGTCGTAGACGCAACACCTGTAACACTACCGCCCCAGTTGCCCGCGCCCCAACCAACACCAGTGGTGTAGATCTCATTACCTGACGTAATCTGATACGTAAAGGTAGCGGTTCCCGCAGTGGTGGACCCCGATGCAGGAGCGCCAGTAGTGGTAATGTTGTACGTATTAGAGCTAAGGTAGGTGATCTGATACTCACCGTTCATTGCAATACCACTAACTGTTGCGCCGCCAGAGATAGTTACGAAGTCTCCGGTCTGAGCGCCGTGATTTGGATCATTTACCCGCACCGTCGTAGACCCAACTGTGGTCGTAAACGCATTCGTTATGCTTGTATGCGTGAGTCGTATTGGAGTTGCATCGTAAAAAGCACCCCCCACCCCGTTCTGGATGTAGTACTTTAAGTTTGTCCCGATGCCTAACAGGTTGTATCCAGACAGCGTGACCCAATTCCACATAGATCGCGCCGCTCCCCACAACACTCCGGTTGGTGGGCCGCTATTAGCCGTAGCAAGCGTACCTGTGTCTCTTGCCCATCCGCCAAGTTTCTCGACCTGACCAGAGCGGAAACGGATTTTGTTGCACTCGAACCAGCCCCCCTCATTAGCATAAGAGGTGCTTTCTCGGTTTACCCCCGGCTTGAATTCGAGTTTTTGTAGTGGCATGGATGCCTCACATTGAGAGTGCGGTGGCTTTTACTTCATTGACTCTACGCTCCCAGCCCCTACCGAACGTCGCCCAAGTAGATAAGCCCTGAAGGAAGTGTAAACGCTGGGCGCAGAAATTGGTAATCGTGGCAACTGGCGGAGTGGCGATTGCCGCAGCAATAGTGCGCGGGCCGATAGAACCATCTGCTGCTACACCCAATGCGGCTTGTAGCCATTGAGATGCCCGACGCACACCGGAATTGACGCACGCATCGAAGACGCAGTAGTCCAGCCCATTAGGCAGTTGATCACCTTTAATGCGCTCCCAGTACAAATCCTTGTACAGCGGCTTAACCTTTTCAGGAGTAAGACGCTTCATTTCGTCTTCAGTAACTGCGCGATCCACCCAATTCTCCCAAACCTCTTGGGTGATTCCAAGGTTTGTCCTCCCTCCCGGATCGCTGGGGTGGTTAACGTAACCCCCCTCGTGTTTGATCAGGTGGTTGAAGCAGGCATCGAAGTTGGTGTTCATTTTCTCAGTGCCTCGCCTTTTTCCTTGGAGCCGATGGAGGAGCCAAACCAAAAATTCAAAACAGTAGACACTACCGTGCCCAATATGAAGCCGAGAATCGTGTCGGCAAACCTGACGTTATTCTCTGGAATTACGCCAAACGTAATAAAGCCAACGTAGGCTGCTGCGGCAACAGACCAGAACACTGTCAAATACATCGTGAAGCGTTTAGAGAAGATGTCGGACTGCTGTAGCGCAATCTTCTGCATATCTCTAGCGTCGGCAGTGTTGGCGTATTCTGCTTTCAGTTTGTCCAGATCAATCTGTGCCAACTTGAGCGCAGCTTCGGGGTCTTCTACTACTGCTTTGGTCACCGCATCCACGGTGTCTTCTACTCCAAACTTTTTAGCAATAGCAGAAACAGCAAGACCCCCAATAGGTCCAGCAACGATACTCGCCAGAGCAGGGGCAGTTCTTGCCAGAAACTGAATAAGTTCATTCATTAAGCTGTCCGTCTCCACATGAACACGGTGATGTATGGCTGGTAGTTAGCGTCTATTCCACTGGCAACAACAATGGGGGCGGTTGCAGTGGGGGCGGCTACGGTAGTAGTTGCAGTGGGTAATGTGGTGTTGTTAGCAGTGGTAAACGTGTGGGTGTGCGCCCCCGCTGTCTGTAGGTACGTTATGCCCTGCAAGGTCGCAGTACCAGCATTACCGCTCTGCCCTTGGTCTGCAACGATGTAGTTAGCAGGCGCATCAGGACCATCCGCTGACGAGAAATTACCCGGACCGAAGTTGTGGGTGTGAGTACCTGCCGATACAGTAGTCCCCGTGTGCGAGTGAGCGGTGTTTGCAAGGGGTGTCGTTGCTAAGTGCCCGTGGCTAACAACAACCGCATTCGCAGAACCGCCCGTTAAACCCGCAGCGTTAAAGTTTGCATTGCCAGCATCATAGCCAGCAAGAACCCTAGTTGCACCAAACGCTACCCAAGTACCAAAACCAAGCATCGTGACGTCGCCCGGATTGGTGGCGTTAGTAGCATTGGTGTAGATAGACCCCACAGGGAAAAGCAGGTTTGCAGCGGCGGCGATGGCGGCTTTCACAAAAGCGGTAGACGCAGCTTGAAGCGTGTCCGTCCCTGCGGCAGCGGTAGGAACGAGAGGAGTCCCCGCCATGACGGGGTTGTTCATCGTTGGGGCTATAAAGTGCGTGCTTTGCTGCTTTATATCGAGGTCTGGAGCCCCGGTGTTCCACACCGCCATCGTCCCACCTGCGGGGATCGCAATACCGTCACCACCGATGGTCGTACCATTTATCGTAGTAGCGCAGTAGATGGTGGCCGTCTGAGAAGAGTTGTTGAAGAATATGTACTGCTTCGGCGTCGGCGGTACAAAAACAGAAAACGCTGATCCAAGCGACGAATTTAGCTGGATCATTGCCAGCCGTGCTTGGTCGGCGGCTCCGTTGGTTGCAACAAGCGCTTGGCTCGTAAGAGTAATACTAATAGGTTGAAAGCCTGAAATCGCGCCTTCAAGCAGCGTTCCAAGATTGGTATTGGTTGTGTCTCCCCACGCACCTGCTTGCTCGCCATTACCGATAATGGACAGGCGAAGATTTGGGGAATAAGTAGTAGTCATTTACAGTCCTAAAGTAGTAAGACTCTCGAAGAATCTCCAGACGGGAGCACCTGTCTCGGGGTCTACATCCTTGTACTCCACCGTAAAGCAGTCTCTCATCTCGTTATAGCGTTGCTGATATGCAGCGACAGCCATGTTTTTTGCGCTCTGGAAATCATCAAACAGTGTGTAGCCGCCACCAGTATGATCAAAAGCCGCATATGCATCTGCTGGAGGTATGATGGCTTCGGCATCAAAGGGGTCTACGGAGACCGAACGGTGTGAGTTCTCGCCTGTGATTGTTCTGCACTGTACGAAGTAACGCTTTCTATTAGCCTCAAAGTGCTTCTCGAAAGAAAACGCCAAAACAGCCCGCGCTCCTTCAATAGAGTCAAACTCTTTTTGACCAAAATCGCCGTTAATACGAAAGTTTTTCATACTATAGAGTTATGCCAAGGTGTTAAATCCGTAAATAGTGCCGGTATTAGTGAAATCGTTTAGAAAACCATCAAAATAAAGTGCGTTCCCCCCATTAGCGCCCGCCGTAGTATTGGTAAAAGCGTTGCCGCCAGCGCTTCCGTTTGATCCCCCCGCACCGGAAGTAAGCGTATAAACGCCATTACCGCCAGCGAGCCCAGCGTAGCCACCTCGACCCCCCCAACCACCGCCGCCGCCCGCCGCCATACGAATGCCATCTGTCACCCATGCCGCTCCCGATCCACCAGCATTCCCCCCTAATCCACGAGTGGCTACGTTATTCCCACTCCAAAGATCTGTAACTGCCACCGCGCCCGTGGTTGTTGTTAGGTTATTTCCGCCGCCGCCGCCACTAGCCGCATATACGCCGGGGGTGGACCCAACACTGCCGACTGTGCCCGTAGTGGTCCCATTACTACCCGCAGCACCAAGAGCCCCTCCCGCACCCCCAGCAGTATAGTTAAAATCATCGTAGTAGTTGTAATACAGCCCCACACCGCCAGCCCCACCGCCAGCCCCACCGCCACCACCAACCCCACCATTACTACCACCAATAGTCCCCGCCCCACCACCACCAGCAAATATCTTACCTGTGTTATTTATCGTGACCAGTAAGTAACCCGTACCAGAAACAAGTGGGTATCCCCAGATAATTAACGCATCGCCGCCGACTTGAGGGAAAATATATTGAGCAGGTGCACCTGCACTATACGGAGGTGCGGGCCAAGTCCCGGCATTACCCCCCTTACCTATAATGTTCCCGTTGTTTATGAACGCCAGTGTATCTTGCTCTTCCAGCGAATAGCCTTCTGTCATAAACAATGTCAGGGCTGCATCAGCAACGCTATTACTATAGATAGTTACTCCAGCGTTTACCGTCACCGTGATATCCGTAAACCCAGCGATATACGTTCCGGTTGTGGAGACAGCTAAGTTCGTCGCCGCGCCCGTGAAGTAGTTAAGAGTTGCAGCCCCGCCAGTGGCCGCTGTGATAGTCAGGTTGTATACGGAGCGAAGGAGGTAAACAATCGTACCCGCAGTAGCAGCAGCGGAGTTACCTGTGAGGGCTACAGTGATTTTATCGGTGGGGGAGCCCACCGCTGTTGACGCACCTACAGAGATGACTGGGCGTTCAGTGTTGTACACCGCTGTTCCCGCCGCAGCGGAGCTTGGCACTGTAGTGAGCGCCTTGTCAGTCTTTTCATTGATTGTTGCTACGTTAGTTGTAGCGCTTACTGCGGGAATTTGTTTCTGGGCGGTATCGCCCAAATCGCCATTGTCTGCAACAGCGGCTACCCCAACAAGCCCAAGAGTGATCTCGGTGTCCCCACCTTCAGTTACAACCGCCCCTACAGTACGCGCAACACTAGCCGCCGAACGGGTTGCTAGCGCCTTCGTTCTTTGATTACCAAGTGTGCCTGTACCGCCCGTCAACGGAAGCGTTGTCAGATCAAGAGTGATAAACGGCGTTGCATAGACGATAAACTCGCCTAACGCACCTGTAGCAGGTACGTTAGAGGGTAGCCCCGCAAGTGATGGTGTTATTGATCTAGCGGCGGCTACTGCCGATACCCCAGACAACTGCCTGATGTAGACGAAGGTTGCGTGGCCCGCCCCTGTAGCTCCGTTAACACCACTTAAATCGGCAACGACAGGGCGGACAACAGAACTCCATGAGTCACTCGGTCCGGTATCAATAGCCACCCAAGACATTTTAAGCCTTAAGTAATACTAATAAGTCCACCAGAGACAGGCATCGTCAAGCTGAAAGTGCCGTTGTTGATTGTCTGTGAGCCAAAGTTATGGACACTGACGGCACGAGCACCCTGACTAGAGTTGTAAACAAGCAGCGCATCAAATGCGACAATCGTAACGCCAGTCCACACCAACGGTGCTGAGGGTGTCCACTGTGCGCTACCCGACACAAGAGCGGGATTAGTTTGGGTGAACGGATTTCCCCCCGCAGTGTAGTTTGCGGTAGAAGACGTAACCTCACTAGTGGCTGAGTAGATAGTAGTGCCAGCGCCAAGAGAACCAGAAGCGTAAAACAACGCACCTTTGAAGGTGTCGGCGGTATTGATCGTCCGGGCAGCGTTGGTTGCGTAGAAATTGTGATAAGCCTGAAGAATCTCAGTCTTGAAAGAATTACACATTGCTTGGGTATTAGCCATTTTTATCTCCTTAGAACTTACTAGGAATAGCTTCGCCTGTCACGCTGAGTAGGCTGAAGACATGAGCGTTTTCTCGAACAATCTCTCCGCTGCTTTTGTCGGTGTACTTCTCGACAAACTTGATGTACGTTGAGGTGATATCCCATGCCGTTTCATAGACCAAAGAGTCAACTGGCACGTTGCCGAGTGCTGTGTGGATGAGGGGCGTGTCGGTGTTCTGGACTGGGGTAATTTCAGTGCTCATGCTATGCGGAGTAGTGAAGAGGTTGAGGTGTTTGCGGGGAGTGTAACGGTAAACGTGACCGTAGAGGTCTTATCTGCGCCGAAGTCAAGCACAGCAATCGACCTATTGGCCTTGGTCAGATTGTAGATCAGCGCCCCACGCGCTGTCAGTGCTGAATTCCAATATGGATTGGCAAAGCTGATGTACGCCACATTGTTAGCGGTAGTGATGGTGGCATCCGTTAACGTGTTGCCCCCGGCTGTATAGCCTGACGCTACAACCTCATTGTCTGTGGTGTACACGGCGGTATCTGCGTTCAGCGTAGCCTCGGCTGTATACAGCGCCATCTTGATTGTGTCCGCCAAGAGGTTATGAACTGCTTGCGGCAGTTCAGCCTTGAAGCTTGTCGTCATCGTTTGGGTAAGCGACATATCAGTTCACAGGTTGCCTATACTGACCAGAACGATACGCATCCTGACGCTCCAGACCATCGCCCAGACGTTTAGCAAGTGCAAGAGCTTCCTTGTACTTACCTTCGTACAACTGCATCATGTCTGCTTCACCCTTCATGTAGGTGTACGCCTCGACAAGCGTTCCGTACAACAGAACAGGATCAAAGTTTTCCCCGAGCCAAGTCTGTCCGCCAGCAACTGTGGTGATCGACTCTGGGTAGTAGAAGTAGTGCAACTCGACTTCATAGTTTTGATCTGGCGTGGGGCCGAGAAGGAACACCAACTCGTTGGGGTCTGCGAACGTCTGCCCAAAAAGCGCATAGTGTTTCGGCGTCCCAGTAGCTGTTGGCACTGGGTATGCTTCGCGGATGAAGTTGACATCCTTGTTCAGCAGGTACGTGTATGGACCGCCACTTTCGTAGACTGCCATTGAGTAGACCGACAGGAAGTCCGAAGGACAGTCCAAATACTGATCAAGTCCGGTTAACGTGCTAGTGACATTTTTCCGCAAGGACGGGAACTGCACGCTGTTGTAGATACGTGTTTCAGCCTGAACAATGAACGTATTGATGTCCGTTGTACTGAATTGATCCTCCGTATAGGAGGTAACCGTATTTACAAGAGCGGTGTAATTCATGCCATCGGACCTCTAGACATCGTACCCTTGGTAGCGCAGCCTGTACCACGCATCTTGATGCCATCAGTCTTCACACCGCCGCAGTCACCCAGCGAAACGCCTTCCATTGGCGTCCAGCCTTCTTTACGGGGCATGGTGGGTTTCTTGCCGTAGTCATTGATGCCCAAAGGCTTGCCCGACATGGTGTGGGGCTCTGCGTAAACGCGAGCCTGACCGACTTCCTTGCCGTTTTCTTTCTGACTGTACTTAGCCATGATTCAACCCGTCTTCTGGTTAGCAGCGCGAGACATACCACGACCAAGACGCATACGGTCTTCAGACGTAGGGCCACCTTTTTTGAGCTTGGTGAGCGACTTGCCGGGATGCAGACGTTTCTCGTGCTTCCCAACTGCTTTCTTGACCATAGCTTTATCTTGAGCCATGTCAGACTTGCTGTTTTCCTTAGCCATACGGCCTCCTTATGTCGTCACTACCGTGACTGTACCAACAATCCCTTGCGCTACCAAGTAGTTTGGTGTTAGCAAGGTATCGAAACTGCTGGCTCCACCAACCGGATTCCAGCCCCATTGAAACACTCTACTACCCCCGCCCAACGACCCATCAGAGGTAACGCCTGACACGTAGTAGGTCGTATCCCGGCGTGGTTCGCGTACTGCTTGCGGATCATCTACTGGATACATACCCAGTTGAAGTTGCGGATGATCTGGATCCCAACACTGCGTACAAACCAAAATGTTGTAGAGGTGGGTCTTCTTGATTTCTTTCTTGAGCGCAGTCAGCTTGAACCGTTGCCCACAACGGTCACACTCCGCAATGGAGTTCTTGCCTGACGCGAATCTATTGCCCATATCAGCCTATGAACATCTGCCTTGGGACGAGCCGAATCGCTGCCTTCTCGCGGTCTTCAGATGATGCCAGATCCCAAGCTTCATCGTACTGCGCCTTGAGCGTATCGAGACGTTGCAGCCCATCAGGAAGCTTCAGCGCGAGGTAGTAGGCCAGACCTGCAACCATGCAGGGGATAAACCGGAACGGCACATCCATCGTGTTCACGCCAGTGCCAGCATCTTGGATACGGCGAAGATACCAATACACGAAGGTGTAGGTTTGCGAAGCATCTGGGATAGGCCAAACAGTAATGGTTGGAACAACCGCTTGTCTGTCGATGTAGACCTGAATGGGTCTAGCCTGACTCAACTTGTTAGGGATCGTAGCGTAGGTGGATACAGAGATGCGCGTGATCGTCAAGTCTGCTTGCGTAGAGACATTCCCTGCGCCAGTACGGATAACGTGTTCAAGCAGATCTACGGTATCAAGCGGGAGAAAGTACGTCGCAGTGCCCGGAATAAGGGTGATAGAAGACTGAGCAACAGTCCATAGGTTAATCCCGCGATTAGCCCAATCAGCAAAAAGCAAATTGAGACTACGCCTTGCAGTCTTGAGATCGTAACCTGAACGAAGTTCCGCACCACAACGCTCGAATGCTTCTTCGACCAGTTCGGTCAGATCAAGATTAAAGGCTGAAGTACCGGAGGTAGCCATTATTGCAACGAGTTAAGTGACGACTGTTGAGGTTGCATCAGCCCTGCCATGTTTTGCTGCTGCGAGAACTGCTGCATAGCGTTCGGGGCTGGTCCTGCTCCGGGCATACCGCCCTTACCGCCAGCCGCGCCTTGCTGACCCATAGGCGGCATTTGATTACGCATCATCGGGTTTTGTTGCTGCATAAAACTCTGCTGCATAGGGTTCTGCATCATTTGCCCCTGCTGCATAGGGTTCTGGGCTCCGGGCATACCGCCCTTACCGCCAGCCATACCCTGCTGCATTGGCCCGCCTTGCGGACCCATAAGCCCATCCATACCGCCTTGCTTCTGCATCTGCGGAAATTGTTGCATCTGCTGCATAGGGTTCTGCTGCATCTGGTGTGGCATTTGCGGTGGCATCTGCTGCATTGAACCGCCTTGCTTGCCCATCTGCCGCGCCGCTATTGCTTGCTGAATTGCGGGGGGTAAATTCTGCATCGGACCACCTTGCTTCTGCATTGGGTTCCCCGGTCTCTGCATAGGAGGCATACCCGCTCCCGGTCTTTTCATGCCACCAGCACCCATTATTTCATCCCCTTAAGCGTTTGCGCCAAACGCGCACGTTGTCCTAGTTTACCCGGAGCAGAAGCAGCTTTCGCCAACTTCTTAGCGGGGATCGGCTGACCTTCTTTAGCGCCAAGTTGCTTACGTAAAGCTCCGGGCTTCTTGATAGCGCCAGCGATCCAATTCTTGGTCTCGCCACCTTCGGCGTACTGCGCGAAGTCAGTATCGTCGCGGCGAGCTTTCTTCTTTGCCCCCGGCATCTTGGAGGGGCTGATAGCACCCATGCCGCGACTGGCTCTCATACCATTTTGCCTTTAGTGCGCCCTTTACGGACACACCCGTCAGCACGAGTAACGCCGCCCTTAGCCATCTTCTTCATAGGCTTTGAATCAGGCTTAGGGGCTGGTTTTGACGTAGGCTTCATCTGCTTACCATCAATCAGAATACCCGTACCAAGCTCGTCCTCGGGGTAGTATTTCTTTTTGGGGGGCGGCTCTTGCACATCGAATGTGTTTGTGCCGGGAACCCGCTTACCTTTTGGTTGTTCGTCAGCCATGATGGTTCCTTAGCAGCCGCCGCCGCTCTTCATCTTGATCATCTTGCCCTTGGTCTTACCCTTGGTCTCGATGCCGCCGCCTTTAGCCATAGCGCAGCCGCCCTTAGCCATCTTGGTCACACCCTTCTTAGGGGCATCCTTAGCGCCAGCTTTAGCGGCCATCATCTTTTGAATAAATGGGGGGAGAGGTGTCTTGGTCTTCATGATTGGTCTTTCTTCCGGTTAGTCCAGTCGCGGACGGTGTCAGTCTCCCAGATGCGGAAGGCTGTCCAAACTATGGTAAATGCAGCGGCGATAGATGGAAGGACGTTCACAAGTGTGCCCACTACGGTTACGAAAGACACGGCATCAAGCACGTGCTTGGTAGCCTCAAGAGCTTCTTGTTTCATTTCAGCACTTCCATCGTTTGAGAGATGCGGCTTTGCGAGTGGGTTGACCCTTCTCGTCTTTCATCGGCCCCGGCATACCGCTCATGCGAGCACAGAAGGACTTCTTGCGCGGGCCACCTTCAGGCTGGGGAGCTTTGAGGTTGCTGCCTGTGGCAGCATTGTATTTCTCTCTTCCCTTAGCGGTCAAGCCAGCGCCTTTGGATACGGGGAGTTTTTCTCCCCGCCCAACAGCCAGTGAAGGTGTTTTCTTAGCCATGACTTAGAATGTGCTTGGATTGATTTTTGTAACAGGACGCCAGCGCGGCCCACTGCCACTCATTTGATTGGGGTCTCCGATAGAGCCCGACCCATCAGATTTAACCCAGATTCCAACCTCCGCAACTGTGCCGGGGGTTCCGTGATAGTACTGAGAAAATGGCACGCGACACTGGGTTCCTTGATTGCCCATTTTCATTGGGTAGGGGTATGCTGCTGGCGCAGCAGTAGTTGTAGACAAATCCATGTACATAGTGCCCGATGTACAAATAATAAAGGGGTTAAAGAAAACTTCCACCATTCCTGACGAACCAAACCCAACCTTTACTGCATACGCCAACACCCACGAAGTAGTTACCGCATAGTTAACTGCTGCTAAATTTCCAGAATAGCCATTTGGGTTAAAGTAGGGCAGTCTTTGCCGATCACTGGTGTGAAATTCTGGGAAATGTGCAGACACGCCGAAAGCATATACTTTTGTGTATATGCTCATACTCTCAAACATCCCCTTATATGACGTATATGCCGTATTGCCAGTATTGCGCCAATGAGCGCACATAATACCGTCAACATACCCATACATGGCGCCTGACGAATGATCTATAACAAGTTCAACTCGAATTCTTCGGCCTATAACAGGATATGGCGGCTTAACGACTGGGCCATTTTGAACCCATGCGTAGAACCCTGTTGCTGTCGCCGCAGTACCCACATTTGACATACTTAGGGTGTAAACGCCCGCCCCACCAACCGTGCCAGAAACTTGTCCAGTAATTATAAGGATGTTTGCAGGGACATTGTTACCAGAATCTGTTCCGTATTGCGCGTTAAATTGTAAGAATGAACCGCCTGTAACCCCAGTCAGTTCAAGTCCGGGAACAATAGTCCCGGTAACACCCGAAAAAGTAATTTGATTGTTTGGGTTTGAGGTAGTGCCCGCTGCAATAGAACCCGTTGCAAAGGTTGGCATTGCGGGGAGGCCGTATGACCCTGTAGGCCAATCAGGAGCGCCGCTATTGGCTGGAGTTGGGTACTGCTGCCCATACAACTGCCAGTGAACGCCCGCAGAAATACCGCCAGTTTCATCGGCATCACGCCGTTGCAAAATAAGCGTCATCCCCCCGTTGAGGGCAGTGGGTGTTGCGGCTGAGACCTCATACTCAATCCACAAATGCTTAATGTTTTCTGTCGTATCAGGCAAATACGAGGTAAAGTAACTTTGTGACGGTGGAGCGCCGTTTGCTGGGTTGTCCGCTCTCCAGTCTTGAGCAGCACCATCTTTAATAACGTATCCATATAGATACTGATCTGCCACCCCAAAGGATGAAACAGACCCGAAAGCAGGCTCTGTGGTTGCGATATTACCGTCTGGAAGCAGGGTAAAGTCAACAATCGTCGCATTAAGCGGGCCGGGATACGTCCATCTGGTAGCGTTAAACGTGGATGCAGAAGTGTGTGCGACACGGCAAACGATAGGACGCCCACTGGGGGAAATCGTCCGTGCGCCAACGGCATAAGTGCGTCCGGGAGCCCAGACCTCTAGACCGACAGCAGCGCCGCCAGTGCCGATTGCTGCCGCATTGTTTAGTGTTACTGAATTAGCCATTAGATACTTGCTCCCAATTTCAAAGCCAGTGAGGGTGTTTTCTTAGCCATGATTTACTTCATCACCGCAATGATTTTTCTTGTAATCTCTGGATTGTATTTGTACTTGGGATGAAGGCCATCACTGTAATACGATGCAAGCGCAGTTGCCGCATAGTTAATTTCTGCAACCGCATAAATGCCTACCAAGGAAGACAGTTGTGAGTTAAAACTCAGTACCCGCGCCGTAAACTCTGCCTCTGTAATACCCGTAAGATACGCAGCGGCGCGATACACAGGCACTGTGACACAGACAATTTTTGTAGCGGGGTTAAGTGCAAGAACCCCGTTGACAATGGTTTGCATATTAGCAAGCGTGGCAGCGACTGTGGCATTCGCCCCAAAATCATTCGTCCCGATCCAAAGCACCAGCCATGTGTCTGCCGTGCTTGCTTGAACTGAATACTGTATGTCACCTGTAAGCCCAGCAATTAACGTGGTAGTTGTTGCCCCCCCAGATGCTTGTTGAATAACAACGCACTCTTTGGGAGTTTGCTTGAGTATATTTTGTCGGAATGACTCGGTAGCGGAGAAAGAATCACCAAGTAGCGTGATGGTCTTTCCAGACCACTCACACACTCGCAAATTAGACAGGCGATTGCCGTTAGTTAGCGTCAATCCTATATTATTTAAAGTTGTAATATCGTTGCCTGCCCCTATGCCAGTGGTAGTGTTTTGAAATATGGCGCTTAATCTCTCGTTAATGTAAGCATATGCAGTAACGCCACTCCAAACCATTTTTATGTCTGTTGGAATACCTACAGGAATACCTACGCCACTATCTCGCCATGCAAGCCCCAGCGGGGGGTTAAGAAAAAATGAACCTGTCGATGTATTGGACATCTGCAAATTCAAGTTATTGTTTAAAGCCCCCCAATTTATAATAAATTGACCAGTACCACTAGGGGTGGAAAGTACTATATTTCCGCCCGGAACAAACCCCGGCTCTATATAAATAGTTGCGCTTACGGAAAAACTAGATGATGATGAGGCGGCGCGTGCGCCTGTCCACCCCAACGACTGTTGCTGAATCTGGTTAGCAGCGTTAAAGATGGGGTCTGTAGCAGAAGGAAAGCCGTTAGTCGTAACTGAAATCGCATCTACAATAATTGCATCGCCAGAGTATTCAAGCATAAACCCTATAGATGGGTTTATAACTCCGCTAGTAGTGTTGATTTTTTTATACGAACTTCCAACAAACGATGTAACGTCTGTCCAACTTGTGCCGCCATCTAGCGTAAACCAAACTCTTCCTCGCCCAGCAGATCGTTTAATAAATGCTTGCCCAACTCGCGACGCTGCGGCTGCGGTAATTGGATAAAGTGCCTTACCAAGGTCTGCGGTAGCCGTAAGAGTAGAGGCCGAACTGACCGCATCATCAATGCCAACAGCATTGAACGCGGGGGTTAGCGTCGTCTTGACCCAACCCGCTTGCGTGACATCTCTACTGGATGGGGAGGCAACCGCGCTAACCGTATTTCCTTGAACCCCCGCAAGCATATAAGAGCCAGTCACAGAATTAAATGCGAGCGCGGGTATTCCGTTACCAAATGATGTATATGAGCCCGTGCTATTTAATACAGTATGCTCAAAAAGTCTAGTATACACCAGTGTATACTGACCTGCTTCTGGAGTATTTGGAGTTACGCTGGCGGTTGATGCTGGACTCGGGGTGTCTAGCCGAGCAGAAAAAATCACCCCCTCGACACCTGTGTTGCCAATAGGCACAGGGATCGTACTAGCCCCTGAATTGATTCGGGACGCTGCCCCAAGTGTTACTGAATTAGCCATTAGATGCTCGCACCCAATTCAATCTTGAAGCGGCCAGAGCCTTCACCGGAAGTCACTACGAACTTCAGCCTTGGTGCGAGGTTGGTGACGAGCCCCGAAGCAATCGGGGTGTTCAGCGTATCCAACGTAAACGTAAGGTACACCACGCCATCGTCTCCCACAACCTGAACATCTGCGTTCGTGCCAGACAGCAGCGTTGCCTTGAAGTTGATCACCGGAGAGATGATAGCTTTGAAGTTAGACTCCAAAAGCTCCGGGGCCAGATTGCCGTTATTGATGTAATTAGCCATTTTTGCTAAACCCTGTTTTACGCTGTTTGAATAGTGATGGGGCCAACATAGGTGTACACGTAACTATCTGCGCCGTAAGTTGTTGAGACGGAACATCCAAAATACCCCGCAGAGGTGATAGAAGTGTCCACCGTTTGAATGACTTGTACCTCGTCCACAACGACTGTAAGTGTTGTCCCGCTCACGGTGAAGGAAGTTATTGCCCCATAAGGGGAACAAAGCGCTGTTACTATTAAAGTGTCATCCCCTGCAAATCGCTTGTAGAGGTATACACCAGTTGGCCCTATAACAAGATAATACCCCTGTGTTATTTCACCAGTAGGGCCGGGGGTAGAACGCGCCCAGACAAGGATGTCTGAGGGGGCGTCAGCTTCTCCAGAATAGGTCGAAGATATCGTAGCGTTTGTGAGTTGAACCGAATGCCTGAATGTCCCAACCCCGGCTGGGGGGTCTCCCGCAAGCATTCTTGCGTTCCCGTACTCATACACAACCACACCTTCGGTGGCAACGATTTGCCAAGTCCCGCCACCAGAGTTGATTGGGGAGGGGGTTCTGCCGCTTACACTGCCCGTTAATGGCGACGCCCAATTCTCTTGTACCAGCGTCACCGGAACAAAAGGAGCAGCCCCGCCAACCTTTCGCAGGTTGGGTACGGAGAGGCCAAAGCCGAACGACATCAGAAGATCCTGATCATGTCGGTTGCGCTGGTAGTCCCACCAGTGGTGTCGTTTACGCCGATAACACGCACCGGGATCACTGCACCAGTTGGAACGCCCTTAAAGAAGGCATTGTTCCCCTGAGAGGTAACCACGCTCACATCGCCAGTGCCGCCAACATAAATGACAGACGGCGGGAATCGGGTGGTGTTGTTCTTGGTGACTGCAACTGCGTCACCGGGGAACTGCGGGAAAGTGGGGCTTGGATTGGTGATCGCCATAATTTATCTCCTATGAAATGGGGGCCGAAGCCCCCGAGACTAATTAGACAGACGATGGAAAGGCAGAGCCGTCCGAATTGCGCACAAGGTATGCAAGAACCAGAGTGCCCGCACCCGCCGTAGCGGTGGTTCCCGTATTTGTGAACGAAACAATAGCGTCAGTAGTGCCCACGTTCAGTACCAAGCCGGGGTTACTAGTCCCCAGAGGGATAGCCGCCACACCAGTCGCACCCAATGCGGGGGAAGTCACTGCCACCGCAGACGTTACCGCAGTTCCATTGATGTAAATCTGGAAGGTTGGGTTGGCCGTGGCGAACGCCGTGGTGATGACGAACTGCAAGTTCTGGATATACGAACCCGCAGGGACAACTGCGATAACCGTCTGTGCGGTTTGATCCGTATACAAGATGTTCTTGGTCTGGATGCAGGGGCAAGCGCCAGTATTGCGGCCAGCGCCTTCTTTAACCGTGCCGAGCAGCCAAGGGCCGAGGTGAGTAGCGAATCCCATGATATGTCCTCTGTAGGGCTTGCTGTCTTGAGGAAAAGTCTGCCAAGTCAGTCAACAAGCCAAGTAGTCTTGGTACTAGGGTTGTACCACAAGTTTTTCTCTTGTGCAAATAAAAAGGGGGTAGGCTTGTGACCTACCCCCTTCAGCCGGGAACCCCCAACCCTATCTAGCTATCAGGCCACGCCGGGGGAGCCGAACATACCCAGCGGATCTGACCAGCCGAACGAATAACGCTCGCGGGCCTTGTAACGGACGTTGCCCGTATCGAAGTCACCGTCCATCGAGTTAGCCAGTGGCGAACGCTCGAAGTGCTTCAGACCGTTAGGCACATCGGTGGTGAGATACCAGCCGCTGCTGTCGGTCAAGAAGTGGTTGACTGCATAGCCTTCTGGGATCGAACCGTTGTTCTTCAGTGCGTTGATATCGTTGTCGGTAGTACCAACACGGAGGCTGGTTTCCAACAGACGGGTAGCAACGAACATCAGAGCAGGAGGAATGATCAGCTTGCGTGGCTTGGCAGCGATCAACAGACCGCGCTCATCCGTCCAAGCGGCGATCTGAATGACGGCGGCTTCCAAAGAAGTCTCGTTCAGGTCAGCGTTGGTCGCAGGACGGTTGCTGTTGGTAGCGCCGTTCACCAGTGGGTGAGCAGTACTGAACAGAGCTTGACCGTCACCACCTTGATAGGCCGCGCTAAAACCGTTGTTGATAACGGAAGCAGCCTTGACTTGCTTGGTGTAGGCCATAGCGCGAGCAAGAGCCTTCGTGTAACGAGCCGAGAGGCTGTCATACAGGTTGTCTTCCACAGCTTCTTCCGTGATGGAGAAGCCCAGAGCGATGGTCTCGTGGTTGTACCGAGCGGTGAACGCTTCTTGCGCGTTGTCATACGCGATGGCTTGACCTTCGTTCTTCACCGGAGCAGCGGAGAAACCGGACAGCTTGGTTTCTTCTTCAAAAGAACGCTCAGACTTTTCAGTCGTATACAGTTCTTTATGCTCTTCGCCGTAACGAGCGTACTCCAGACCAAACAAGGCGTTCAGGCCGGGGAGCAGTTCTTTTAGCAGTTGGGCACGGGAAATTGCCATAGTATATTACTCCTTAAGCCACGTAGTAGCGGTGAGCGCCGAAGTTCAGTTTAACCAGAACTTCAGGGGTTTGAACCAACACCACAGTACCAGCAATGGTAACAGTGGAAGACGTAGTAGCCAGCGTCGTGTTACCAGTAGTGGTAACAGTGACAGGCGACGTAATAACCGACGAGCCCGTGAACTGAAGCTGGTCACCAACCACGTTATAGATGTCAGTGCCGACAGGAATAACCTGTCCCACACTCAGGCCCGAGACCACAACCGAGGCAGAACCCGTACCGGACACATACGTGGCCGTAGAGGAAACCTGCGACTCAGGAACCAAGGCGAGAACACGGAAACCGCCGCCAGAAGTCGTTGCCGAAGCACCAACCACAGCACCGCGACCATTATTGCCACCAGCCGTACCAGTCAGCGTGCCGCCAGCCAGATTCAAGCCCAGCGACAGCGCCGAGGTCGAACCGATGGTTGCCGAAGCTGCCGAAGCGGTACAAGCCACTTGGAACACGGTGTCAGGATCATCACAGACGATAGCGGTAATGTCGCCAGCAGCCGTAGTCGCAGGGTAGAACTGCGAGAACAGACGCTGCTTCGTGCCCGGATTCGTGTAATGGCAACCCAAGAAAACGCCAACTGTCGTATTAGACGTAGTGACGGGCAACGAAGCGATAGGGATGATAAATCCCGCCGAAAGAGTGACGAGGTCACCGTAGTAAATAGCAGTTCCGGAGTTATACGCGATTGGATACTCTCGCGTAGAACCAGAGAACACCTGTCCACCGATTAGGTTGACAGGTTTGAACCCATATGGGGCTGCAACCGTTGGATAAGCCATTTAAGACTCCTTTATTTAGTGCCTGAACCAAACCCCGCACCGCGAGTCACGTTGGACTTGCGTTCCGCAAACAGCGGCATACGGGGATCATTTTGACGAAGGAAATTGTTGTCTACCGACTCTGACTGTTGCTTACTGACATTGTCGTAATACTCAGACATAGCGGCGAGTTTTGCATCGGGCATCTTGCACAGCATCAGGCCACCAATCTCAACATTACCAGACGCAGTGGGAGAGAGCATCAACTCAGGATGATCTTCCGACCTTACTGGTTCCCAGCCGTCACGCCGTTTGCGTGAGACATTGGTTGGATCTGACTGACCGAGAATGTGCGTTGCAATCCAACGGAAGGCCCATCCGGGCTGTGGGGTTGGATCGGGCAAGGTGCTCGAAGGTTTGTATACGTAGCGTGTTTGTTTTTCGCGGGACTCAAGGTCACGGGGGATGCGATTTTCAGCCATTTTGATTCTCCAATTTTGCGACTTCGGCGGCGTACTGTTGAGGGGTCAGACCGTATTTCTTAGCCAGTGCTACTTGCGTGGCGGTTAGAGATACTTTCCTTGGCCCCGTCGAGCGGGTTGCAGATGCGACTACGGACGCAGGTTTAGAGGTTTTGGCCTTAATGAACACTTCAGGGAAAGTCGAGTGCAACCTCGAATCAATCTGCTTAAAGTACTCATCGCTTGACGGTTCAACACCGTTATTCACTAGTTTTTGATGCAGCCCTAGTGAGAAGCTGGTAAGTTCCTCGTACCCCGGAGATCCAAACCACTGGTTTTTTTGCATCCAGCGCTGTGTCTTCTGATCTGGTTCTACTTGTTGGGGAATAGATTGACGAGGTTGTACCTCAGTTTCGTCTATCTGTAAAGAGGTTGGGTTAAATCTTTTTGCCTCTTCGAGTTTCCACTTTGCATCGGTGAGAGCTTCTTGGGCCTTAATGATCGCATCAGCATCGAAAGCTTCTTGTGCTTCCTTGTACATCTTGCGAGCCATAGCCATTTCAGCTTCAGCAGCAGACTTGATAGTCGTAGCATAGTGCTGCGTACCATCGTTCACATACCTCTTGAGATTTCTGTTCTCATCAAGAAGATGTTTCGTGAGCTTATCAAGCTCTTCACGTTCGCGTTGGATTGCTTCCTTAGCCCGACGCTCATCATGCCGTGCATGGGTCAACTCTTTGATACGGTTCTTGACCTTATCCGAGTAGTTCTCAATCTCATCCTCAGATGGATCTTCGACTTCACGCTCAAGTGGCTTGCGGCCACGGTCTTGTTCAGGAGTATCGTCAACAATCTCGATTTCAATCTCTGATGAATCTTCACCAACGACTACTTCGTTCTTGTCTTCTTTTTCGTCTGGAAAGACATATGGTTCCATATATTACTCCTTAAGCGCGGCTAATGCCACGTGGGTCTTCCACAATACCTTCCACCTGATCGTCATTGATCATGCGGAACTCCTTGCCAAATACCTTGAATCGCGTACCTGAGTAGGCGCGGACGAGCACGAAGTCGCCCTGCTTACACCACGGAGTATCACCAAACTTATCGACATCTTGATAGGCTTGTGGACCCATCTTCACGACAAACAGTACTGTGGTGGCGTGCTCCTCTTGCCGCAGCGAGTTGGTAGCCTTCACCAGATCAAGATCAGTGCCCTCGATCTTGTCGGATACATCAGGAACCATGCACAAGATGCGCCAACCCGTAGGTTCAGGGAGCGACTTGCCGCGCTCTTCAAGGGGAATATCTTCCTCTTGAGTTTCACGTGGTTGGATCTGTGGCAGGATTAGACCGGGAGGCAGAATGAGGTTACTCATCGGATTCTTCAACTTTCTTAGCAAGGTCAAGTAAGTAACGCTCCGCGAGGGCTAGACCCTGAATAACCCCACAGAGTTTTTGATATTCGTCGAAAGTTTTGCAGACGCCCGTGGCTATATCGTCCGTATAGTTGTTCATATCAGTGCGTATTTGGTCGCGCAATACACGTGCGAAGGTGGTAATCATTCAGTTGGTTTTGTAGATTGTTTAACTTTTGCAGCACTGATGCGCTCATCAACTCGCTGCTTCCTAGTGTTTTGGTTGTCTTGCGCCTTGGCCCTAGCGATGTCGATACCCATGCGAGTGCCTTCACGCTCTTGTTGAGCAGCCAACTTGTCTTGTTCTGATTTGGTCTTGATCTGAACTTGCATTGCGCCAAGCTGCAACTCTCCGTCAATCTGGGCCTTTTGAGCCTCCAACTGATCAGCCTTGGCCGCAGTATCAGCAGCGAGTTTCTTCTCGTCCATCTGAGCTTTGTGCATAGCAGCTTGTGCCTTGATCTGCAATTCCTGCTGCTTGATCTGGATTTCCTGCTGCTTAAGCTGCAATTCTTGCTGCTGCATCTGAACAATCGGGTCTTGCTGAGCTTGCTGAGCTTGCTGTTGCGCTTGATTTGTTTTGCTAATCTGAAGCACTTGCTGCGCTGCTTGAGCCATCATCTGCGACATAGCGTTCTCGACTTCTGGATCCAGCTTCACTTCACTGTCTTCCGGAGGCATCTGCATACCCAACTGCTGCTCGATCTTCTGACGATACGCATACGCTGCGTGTTCAGCAATGTGAGCCATACCCGCGCTCATCATCTGTTGAGCCTTGGGATTCTGCCCGATCAGTTGCGTAATCGTCGGGTCTTGGGTCATCGACATATGCACTTGGATATGCGACTCATGGTCTTGGAAGATGAATGCCTTCAGCGGCTCGCACTTCAGGATGTCCATGTTCTCCGTGACCGGATCTTTTGGCTTCATGTCGTCAGGGAGTGGGACGAGCTTCTCAGCGTTCTTGATACCCAGAACGTCCAACATGGCACGGTGCAGTTGTGGGAGGTTGTAAATCTCAGGGGCCATCTGCGCCATCTGGATCACAGCCTGATACTGCACCACACGCTGACTCATGGTTGCAGCGTTAGGATCACTGACCGGGATGATGTCTACGTGGGAATAGTCTGACTTCTTGGCTCCCGTAGTCTCATCGCCGGGGTCGTAGTCATACATATCATCCGTATAGTCACGAATGATTGCGGCCAACAACTGAAGCTCTTGCTTGAACGAATAGTGAACCCGAGCCTGAACCGCCGTCATCACCTTAAGCTGCCGCTCAAGGATCGCCAGAGTTGAACCAACAGGAGCGTTAGCCGACATATCGCTGACGTTCATATCAGCAGATGCAGCGAAGCGGCGACCCTCATCAACGATCTTGTCCAGCAGCCCTGCTAGAACCGCACTTGGTTCCTTATATGGCAGGGGTAACAGGTTGTCGCGCAGGGCTCCTGAGCCAATATCTACATCTCGCCACTCACCGGGGGCGATGGGGGTGTCGTCTCCCTTGATTCGCAGTCCTCGGGATTTGAGTCCTCCGGGTAGGTTGGACAGCGTTCCTGCGTCAACCAACTGTCGCATAATGCTAGTAGCTGACTTCGCATATCCTCCGATGAGATGGAATAGGCCAAAGCCATACGCGCCAAAACCGGGGATGTACTGATAATGGACGAAGTGCTGACGTTTGAGTTTGAGGTCGTCGTCCTCTTTCCAGTTCCGCCTAATAGCAAGGACTTCATTGGATCCTTTGATTAAAGTGACAACATATGGGAGGTAGATCCCGGTTTCTTCGCCTTTGTCGTCCTTGTCCTCAAATCCCTTGAGATCAAGATCCACGTGGCACTCATAGATAGTCAGGCGGTCATCATTGATGTCGCTGAAGCCAGTCTCTTTGTCCTTGGCTTTCTGGATGTCATCAGTTGTCTTAGTCGGATCAGGCAACTCGATATCTCTGTAGAAGCCCGCTTGTTGCAGCTTCAGCACCTCGTTCTTGGTTTTACGCATCACATGGGTGAGGCGGTAGCAAGTGTCTAGGTCAGACGTACCATATGGCAGAAGTATGTCCTCTGCGGGAATAAAGATCGAAACCTGACGCCCCAGTGATGGGTCGTAGTACACTTTCTTGAACGCAGAACCCGTGGCCGGGAGGCTCCATAGCATCCGCTCGTGTTCTGGCCTGAACTCCCGCATGACTTCGGTGAGTTCATAGTTCATGTCATCCTCGACACGAACAGCGGCTTCTTTCTTCTCTGGCGTCTCCTTGCCGAGAATCTTTGTGCGTACTGGCCCTGATGCAGGGAACGTCTCGGTGATGGTCTCTGACTGGAACCGGATCACCGCCTCAGTAATCATGGGGTGGAACACGCCACAAGCACCATTCCAAGGTTCGGTACGTTCCTCGTATTGCAAACCTAGCAGTTTCAGACCCTCGGTGTAGGCTTTTTCCCAGTCCTTGCGTGAAGCCTTGTCGTTATCTATGTCATCAACGAGGTCTCCAGCCATCTCAGACATGGCCCCCTCATCCATTTCCTCGGCTAGATTCTCATCAAAGCTCTCGTCTTCTTCGCCTTTTTCGATGGAGAGTTCCAGATCCCCAGCGCGGATGTTCACTTCTTCGGGGTCAATGATCTCGATCTCAATGGGCTCTTGCCCTTGCCCAGCATCTTCAAGGCCCAGTGGGGCTTGATACAGCCCTTTATCAATGTTGGTTGCCATATCAAGTCTTCTTAAGAGTTGCACGATTAGTGCGGGGATTGTATTTGAACGCCGTGGGCTTTTTGCCAGAGGCTGATTTTGTACTTGCTCTATCCAAAGCACGTTCTTCGGCAGTCATTGAATCGCGCTTCTTGCCAGCAGCGGTCAAGTTGCCCTTGTCATCTACGTGCCCACGCTTTTTCAGAACCTCAAGTGCGGTTTCACGCGAGCCGATCTGCGCCGACAAGCGGTCAATCAACTGATGTCTGCCCATGAACTTCTGTGTAGCCATGTTGGTTCTCAGTGCTTAGTGCCTAGTAATATGCAGCGTGACGGCGGCTCTTGAAGAACTGTACTTCTTCGGGCTCATCAGTTGGCAGTCGCAAGAACCCCCCTTGCCTAAATCTCAGCAAGGCTTGAGTGGTGGAGTCCACCAAGTCATCATTCTCTCCGCTAGGGAAGTCATTGCACTCTTCCATTACTTCCTTGGCCCACCGCCTATCAGGAGCCCAAACTATACCTGACGAAAACAGATCCGAAACAGCGTTGACCCGTGAAATTTTGTCTTGCCCCTTGCCCGGAGTGAACTCTCCTACAGGCACACCCATGCGGCGAAGCTCCTGATACAGCGCCGAGCCATTGGACTTCTTCTCCACGATAAACGCATCGGGCTCCCACTCTTTATACTCTTCCAGTACCAACTTCTTAAGCTCTGGAAACTCCATTCGCTTTTTGATAGCGTTGAGCAAGATAATGTTGAAGTTATTGACTTCTTCGTTGAAGAATACCCCCCATGTGGTGAGAGCATTATAGTCAGCACGGGTTGAAGCTTCCTGCGCTGCGTCAAGAGACATAATAATAAACTCACACTGGGGCGGATCTTCCTTGTCCCATATCCGCCACCACTCACGCTTGAGTAGTGCACCCTCTTCAGATACTGGATTTTGCATATACTGGGCTTGCCAGTACCGGGGATCCATTGCCGCTTTTTTAGCTAAAAGCTCTTCCAAGGGCCAGAAATCAGGCCAAAGCGGTTTCTCATTCAGGATGGCAGGGAATTCAACGACTTCCCAAGGCTCTACACCATCCTCGTTGACCATCTGCTTGACGAGTTGGCCTGTTAAGTCCAACTTACTCCACCTTGTCATAACGACAATGATGGCCCCTCCCGGCATCAAACGCTGCAACGGACCTGACTGAAACCACTCCCAAGCGGGCAAAAACACATCTGCTCTGCCCTGTTTTGCATCTTGCTCAGAGTGTGGGTCATCAATAATGAACAGATCAGCACCTCGACCAGCCAGTGCACCACCCACACCAATAGCGAAGTACTCGCCATTGAAGTTCGTACCCCACCTAGAGGCAGATTTCGAGTCGGCTTGAAGCGTAACTTGAGGAAAAATGGTCTTGTAGGGGTCAGAACTGACCAAATTTCGCACTCTACGGCCAAAATTGACGGCCAGATCCGCAGTGTGCGAGGCCATGATGACCTTTTTATGCGGGTATTTGCCCAAGAACCATGCAGGAGCAAGGTAAGAGATCAATTCTGACTTACCGTGTCGTGGGGCGATGTTGACAATCACCCTTTTCTTCCTACCAGCAGCGATATCCTCGAATATCTTGGCAAGTTTGCGGTGGTGTGGGCCTACTTTATAGTCAGGATACACATTAGCAATGAAATCCAAAAAGGATTCCTTGCTTTTCGCGCAGGAATACTCAGCCTCCCATTGCTTAAGGAGATCTAGGGTACTTCTTTTCAACTCATCGGGCATCGTAGGTAATGCTGCCCGGAGTTTGGATATCTTGTCAGGAGTCAGTTGTGTCATTTTCCTCCACGACCTCAACCATCTTAACGTCGATAGTGTTCTGTTCAAGCTTAGCCAGAGTTTCGAGAAGTTCCTTCTCTACTTCCTCTATTGACTGAAGTTTGACTGTCACTTCAGTACGCTTCTTGAAAGCATCGACGCCATCAACTTCACCTAAAGCTTTCAATGCACCCAGCCGTATTTTGGCATCGGGGTGACCTGTCTCTTCGACAAGCTTATTGACTACAAATCTCTTCAGATCTGCAAGCTCTCGTACAACTTGTGTGTCGTACTGCGCTACAAGACCTGCTAGATAGGCAATGGTTTCGTTTGGGTATATGGCAAGGTCGGGGCGAATTGGGCCACTGTCAACCATCTCTGTTGCAAGTCGGCGTGCGGCATCTCGATCACCCCCATCTGGCGCGAGTGGTCGGCCAGTGAGATCGGAAAGCATTTTGATTGTCCGTGCCCGCATATCCAGTTCTTCCCGTGGGGTTAGATCTGGGTATGCCTCTTTTGCAGAGTCTGGCAGAGGGACGTTCTGCTCTATATCAGGGAATTGTGCGTCCATCTTATAAATATAGCACAGCTTTTTGAAAGGAGGTAGGAGTCCCTAGTAACGTAAACCCTAATAGAGGGGGGTGGGGGTCAGCCCTTTGTACAAAAAAACATAGATCAGTATAGAAAAACATAGGGGTGGGGGTCTTACGTAAGTATACGTCAGTAAATGATGCGATTATTTGTGTGGGTTTAAGTGGGTACAGCGCGAGGGCATGGCGGGCCAAAAAAGGGGGTGGGGGGTCGGTGGGGGTCGCCAGATCGCGGATTTGACGTATCGGACCCCCCAAAGGTTTGCCTTTTCGGATCGGATCCCCTATACATGGTTCATCGGTTGACGTATTGATTGACCGATACACAAGGAGATCATGATGATCAAGATGCTGAAGCGGGTGTGGTGTGTGTTGTTTGGGTACGTTGTTGTGGTGCAGTGGGACGCTGACTGGCAGCACACGCACTATGAGCCGAGCTTCGATGAGGCAATGAACTGTGTCAGAGCCTACCCAGTCGAGTGCATCGTGCTGGTCAAGCGGCGCGGCAGTCTGGTGCTGAAGCGAGGCCACGATGTCAAGGTCGGGTTCTTGTGGCCTCGCTGGGGTGATGATATGTACCGAGCTTGGTTTGTGTAAGAGGTAGACGCTAGACCGAGACGCTGCATGGTGCAGCGTCTCACTTAACTAAGGAGATGATGATGTGGATTGTTTCGCACCATGACATAGCTTTCTGTCAAGTGATGGGAATCACGGAGCAAGAATTTACCGATATCGAAAAAGCGAAAGAATGGATCAACATTCTCATCCGCAACAAGTGCACTTTTTCTGTGGCATATCGCCGCTAAACGACTGAGGCGCTGCATGGTGCAGCGCCTCACTTAACCAAAGGGGAACGAAGATGATTGATACAGAACTGCGGGCGATGTTGGCCCAGTATTGGATTGACGCTGACTACGATACATACTGCGAGTTCTTGGAGACGCTCCACACTTGCCCAACCCGTGAGGAAACGGAGTTCTACAAGGGGATGGATCTCGACGAGTACGAGTTCTGATGATGGGAGTGCCGCTCAGCGCGGTGCTCCCTCTGATACCAGTTATAGAGAGCGGGCGCGGTTGGCGTGTGTGCGGTGCGTCGATGCGTCTGCGGGGCACTCCTCTTTCT